CCGACTGACGCGCGCCACCCAGTGGCTGCGGCGCGGCGACCGCAAGGACATCGTGCAGACCCTGATCGAGTCGGGACAGGTCGCGACCCAGCAGCGCGGCACCTCTACCCAGCCCGCGACGGTCTACGTCGCAACCAGCGAAGCACGCGATTCCTAGTCAGGGATCCGAATTCGTCAAGATCCGTCAAGACGCCAATTGACGGATTTACTGACGTAACCTAGCCAAATGGCCGAGGTTGCCGAATCCGTCAAGAAATCAAGGCCCCACTAGGGTAGGTGGTGGTGGGCATCCTGGGGTTGAGGATACCTATAGTAGTCTTGAATATATTGACGGATTCAATAACTACTATACACAACAACAACTTGCGTCAGTAAATCCGTCAAAACGAGCCTTGACGGATCTTGACGGATTCGACGACCAGAGCCCACCCGGTCGGATCGTTCGCCTTCTGTTACACCCGACCCCTGTTTCGAGCCGGGCGAGTGGACTGATTCCTACGACTGCTCGTCGTCGTGGACCAGCATGGAGGCGCCACTGCCCGCGCCGAAGCTGATGACGTGCCAGTCGGCTAACCCGCCGCCATCGACCTACTCGTGCGTGCGCGGCGTGCGGGTTCGCTTGGAAAAACAGCCGCCCCGCTAGATCGGGGGCATGCAAGACCTCAAGAACGACCAGACGTCCGCGCGCCTGCGCGAAGGGCGTGGTTGCAGAGCGTGTCGCGTTCTCGCCAAGCGGCGATCTACGGATCGTGCGCGCGCGTTGCGTCAGGCGGTGCCCGTATGACCGCCGCCAACGCGAAGGCGCAGCGCAAACGAGTCACCATCGATCTCGACACGTCGCTGACGGACGAGGAACTGAGGGCCGCCGTGATGGTCGCCGTGTTCGAGGTCGTTGGTGACGAGAAGGACGACGGCTCGTGATTCCCTTCCCGCGCCCATCGCTGCCGCACGGTGCATGCACCTCGTGCGGCGCGACTCCACCCGCCACCGATCCGAAGTGCCCGCACTGTGGCGTCGACCAATGCGCCGACCGCGCGTGCGATGCGTGCGCGTGTGCGTCATGTGTCGCTCGGCGTGCGCGCATGTCGGTTGCCGACGTGGCTGAGCGTGAGCGACGCATCTACGCGGGCGGGCCGAAGATCGAGCAAGTGGTCCGCGAGCGGGCGCGGGATGCGCGGATCGCGCGGAACCGGGAGAAAGTTGAGTTCGCGTTCTCCGCGCCTGCGCCCGTCGTTCCGCCCGGCGGCGAGTCGAGGCTACCTGACGGCTTCCGTCTTGACAGCGATTGGCGGCTGCGCGCGAAAGACCAAGAGGTGAAGCCATGAAACTTGACATCGAGATCGACGAAGTCGATCTTCGCAAGAAGGTCCAGTCGATTCTGTTCGGATCGAACGTCATCCGCTCGCGTGGCGTCGCCGACGAGATCATCGAGAAGGCGATGACAGACGCAGCCCCCGAACTGACATCGCGGTTGCTCGCCGAATTGAACGTGCTGCTATCCAGCGATGGGCTAAGGCATCTGATGGACGACGTGCTGCGCCGCTCGATCACCGCCGAGATGGAACGCATCGGCAAGCGGATGGCCCGGCAGATCGCGACCGGGTTCGAGGTGAAACCGTGAACGTTCTTCTGGACTGGAACGAGCCCCAACTGCGCGCGTGGATCGCCGAGGGCCACAGCGTTCCGTGGATCGCAACGCAGACAGGTAACACCTACGACGCCGTCCGCCTGAAGCTCAGGCGCATGGGCGAGAGCACGAAGCCAGCCGAGCGCACGCACTGCCCGCGCCGCCACCACCGCTACGCCGAAGTTGGCTCAACAGTGACCGAGCGAGGGCATCGAGTCTGCCACGCCTGCCGCGCCATGCACTCGTCGAAGTGCGATCAGGTCAGGCGGCTCAACGAGAACCGCAAGCGCAAGGCGCGCACCGCCGAGATCCGCGAGATGGAGGCGCTGGAGACTTGCCCCAATGGCCACGGCAAGCGGTGGAACACGCGGCGCGACGGCCAGTGCAAGGTGTGCGTCAAGGCTGCGGCGCGGACCACGGCGGCAGCCGAGAAGCTATGGACCTGGGCCGAGTGGGAGATACTGCACGACAGCGAGTTCGCAACGCCGATCTACGACCGCCTCGCGCCATCCGTGAAGGAATGGCTGATCCGCCACAAGGTCAAGCCGGAGTAGCCGCTGCGCCCTTCGTCGGCTTGCCGCGCCAGACGCGGATGCCAGCCAGGATTGCGGCAGTCAGCCCTCCAGCGGCGGTAGCGCCCTCGGTGACGGTGATGTTGCCCTGCTGGGCGCTCTGGACGGCCTCCACGGCCGTCTGGACGGCCCCCAGGCCCTGCACAAGCGCCTGATGCTGCAACGGGTCGATTACCCCGCCCGCGAGCAGTTGATCGAACACAGCCACCATTGCGGCGGCTCCAGCGAGAGCGGGGGCTGACAGCGGGCCAGTGGCGGCGCAGGCGGTCAACGCGACGAGCACGGCGAGGAGAAGGAAGTTGCGCATCGGCGAATCATACCTTGGCGATCCATGGGCGGTCACCTTCATGGCGGTGCAGATCGCAAGAGCGCCACTCGCCGTTGCGCCATCGAGCTCGGCGTCGGCACCCGCCCGATGCGCTCAGGAGCCGGTGGCAGCACCGCAGCGGGAACCGATCCAGCCGCCAGATGCGGCAGCCAACGTTGCGCTTTCGGCCCGGCGCGCGCCTTCGATTGCATCGACGCCACAGCTCGCGGATGCGCTCGGCGTTCTTCTTGCGCCAGCGGCGGTGAGCCTCAATCTGCGCTGCCGGGTCGCGGTAGGGCATCAGCCGTCAGTGGTCGCCCTCGATCTTCTTGACCTTTGCCCAGTTGATCTCCCATTCGCGGACAGCGCCGCTCGCGTCGGTGCCGGTGAACGTGACGACGACGCCGAAGTTGCTGTAGTTGCTGCACGAGGTGTAGACCTCGGTAGTGCCGCTGTCGTAGGTGACGGTGATCTTCATGGAGTTGAATCTCTGTAGCTGGGCAGCCGTGATGGCGAGCAGTGTGACTGGGATGCAAGCGAGGAGACCGAAGAGGATCGCATCCCTACTCAGTCCCCAGACGTGATTCGCCATCAGTGAGCCGATCGGCTACGCGCTCGGCGTGCCCAACAAGGTTGCGTAGCCCGTCGAGCACCTGGGGCACTGCTTGCGTCACGGCATCGCTCTGCTTGCGCCATGCTACCAGAAGTCGCGTGATCCCAGGCACCAGCTTCCACAGCACGGCCCCGGTGAAGACGAGGATGGCGCTGCCCGGCCCGATGCGCTCGAAGATCAGCACCCAAAGAGGAAGGTCTTGTGACGGCATGCATTCACCTGGCGGCATCAGCGAGCCTTAACTGGCCCGGCGATTTGGTTTGCCTGCACCTGCGCGATGCGCCCGCGCCAGTTGGATTCCCCTGGCGGGCACGGCAGGTCGCGAATGGCTACATCGGGATCGCTGTCAAACCCGAGGTAGTTGAGCTTCCTCAACTCCTTGAGCGTCAAGACGGTCTCGACTTCGACGGTGAGGATGACTTTGCGTAGGCGTGGCATGGGGTGAGGTTATCGCTTTGGCATGCGGAGGTTGCCCGTAATCCCTGACATGGCTTCCAGCACGCCACTCGGTGCGGGCATCTTCTCGTCAGCGACATCTTCGAGGTAGCCGAACGCCTTGCCGAGCAGGGCGACAGGGATGCCGCTCACGTCAGACACAGCGTTCGCGAAGTCTCGGATACCTGCGCCGCTGACGGCCCCTGACTTGCTGTTCTTGACCCGCTCCTCCATCTCGTCGTTGCCGAGTGCGTATTGCACCGTGTCAAATGTGGCCTGGATCGTCCTCGACAGCGAGTCGATGGCTGATGCGAACGGAGCAAGCGAGATGCGGTCGCCAGCCGATCCTTCGCCAGCGATGCGCTGTGCAGCCAACTGGCCGAACCCTGGCACCAGGCTGAGAACCGCCTTGGCTGGCGTCTTGAACATCCACCAAGCGATCTCACCGCCGAGCCCGGTGTCGTCGTCGTCATCGAACTCGCTGCCAAGGCCGAGCGCAGCAGCGATCGAAGCCGCAGCGAATGCTGGCATCACCAGGGCCATGGCCACGACCTTCGTCTTCTGGTCCTCTGGCGCAGTGATGATCTGGTTCAGCACGGTGTTGTAGTAGCCGCTGAACTGCGTGAACAAGCGCCCGAAGGCCGACGACCGCTCGTAGGCCGCAACGTCGACAACGGCGTGGCTGCCCTGGCTGAGTCGCACCACGCTGTCGGCTTCGAGCGCGGCTGCTTCTGGCGACTTGCCAGCAGCGATCGACTGGGACTGTGCGGCGATCCACGCGATGACGTCCACGCGGTTCTGCATGTACCGCTGCATGAAGTAGCCGTGCTTGCCAGCCATCGCCTGGAGCCGCCCCCACTTCGACGGGTTCAGCAGCAGTTCGATCTCGTCCGAGCTGGTGGCGAGGTTGCTGTCGAGGCGCACGGCCATATCAACCGACTGAGACTTCACGTAGTCGAGCGCCTTGACGTGGCCGCCCAACTCCCGCACCTTCCAGTAAGCAGCCCCGACGTGCTTTGCCTTCACGTAGGCCAGCACGTTGCTGATGCCCGTCAACTGCTGGAGTGCGTTGCTGATGCTGCCGAACATGATGCGCAGGCCAACCGCCCGGCGCACGAAGCTGAAGAAGCCGTCCATCGCAGTGAAGCGCGTTCGCCTCACCCTCTGGTTTGCCGCCGTGTCCTTGAGCCAAGGCATCAGCATCTGCCGGATGGCGCTCGGGTCGACTTGGTTGAGGTAGGTGCTCAACTTCTCGTCTTGCAGCAGTGACAGCGCATCGCGCACCGCCGGTTGCAGGTGGACGAACCGCAGCACCTGGTCGAAGTGCTTGCTCTGCATCCGAAGGTCCAGCACCAACGGGTTCGCGCTGTTGTTGCGCTCGATGGTGAAGCTCTTGCTCGCGGCAGGCGGCATCGACTCGACGAAGTTGCGCTCCATCTCGGCGAGGATGTCGCCCTCGACCCGCTCGGCGATGTGCTTGTTCCCCTTGTGGGCAAGGTCTGGCGGTGCCGGTGCGTAGCCGCCAGCGAAGGTGCCGAACTTGTTCGTGAACGGACGGGCCTCAACTTCGGTGAAGTAGACGCCAGCGATCTCGTGGTTGACCTTCTGCGCGATCGGCTTCAACTCGGCGTTGATGTTCCAGATCGCCTGGATCATGTCGAAGTGCTCCTTCGTCAGCGTGCCGCGCTCGATGGCCTTGCTGATGAACGAGTCCCATCGGCTGGTGTCGAGCACCATCTGGTCGCCCATCTTGGTCTCTGAGCCCCAGCCGTAGCCGAGCAGCAGCTTTCGCAGGCTGCTTTGACTGCCGATGTGTAGGAGAGCGCCGAGCAACTGGTTCATGTCGGTGAACGTGTGCCCAAGATCGGCTTCTGCATCGATCAGCCGCTCGGAGAGGTTCACGCCGCGCAGCAGCGTCTCCATCTTGCCGACGAGCCGCCCCCTATCGCTCATGTAGAGGTCGAAGCGGGTCCGCATCGGACGGAACAACGCTCGCGTCCAGATGCCGGACGGCTTGTTGCCGTCCATCTTGAGTGCCCACGACTCCACCCGGCGGACGTGCGCCACGATGTCGGCCATCCACGTCTTCTTCCTGGCGTCGGCTGGAACTGGCCCGCTGGAGGTGTCACCGAGCCCCACAACCTCGACCGCAACCGCGATCATCTCGGCGACCACGGCATCGCGCGAAGTCGTCTTGCCGTCGACCTCGATCTGCTTCGTCCGCTGCGACTCCTGCCACAGCATCTTTACGGTGTCGGCCAGGTCCGCGAACTCACCGAACGGCATGTCCTTGTAGTCCTGGATCGTGTTGCCGTTGGTGGCCCGCACCAGCTTCTCGTTCAGGCGCGCAAACAGTTCGGGGCTGTACTTCTCCAGGCCAGCCAGGAACTCCAGGGGTAGCTTGCTGCCGCCGTAGAGCGAGAACGAAGCCAGGATCGCGCGCCCCGCGTTGACGATGTCCAGGTTGCGGTGCTTGCCGATGTCCTTGTCGGAGCCGAAGAACTTGGCGAACAGGCGCTTGGCCTTCTCGATGTCCTTCTGGGCTTCCGCCGCCTGCTTCGCCATCTCGGTGTTGAGCAACGACTGCTCCAGGAACCGCACCCCCTCCATGGGGCTGGGGTCGCGCGCAGGGCGCTCGGAGCCGTCCTTGGCCTTGGATGGCTTTTTGCCCTTGAACGCCTCGCTGGCAGCCCTTTCCGCTCGCGTGGCGGCCATCAGGAACCTGGCAGGCTTCACCTCGCGCACAGCCAAGGCGCGCAGCTTGAGCCGGGCCATCTCCTTGACCACCAGTCTCATCTTGCGGTCGGGCGTTTTTACGCCCTGGACCAGCCGTAGGGTCTCGTAAGCCAGCCTCGACGCCGCCTCGGTGTTGAGGGCGGCTTCGATCGCCGCCACCTGGTCGTGCTCGGTGCGCAGGCTGCCGTGGTCACGCATGACGATCTCGTCCACCCGGTTTGCGATGGCGTCGGCCAGCTCAGGCTCGTCGATCAGGGCGCGCACCATGGCCTCACCACTGTCGAAGCCGAACTCCTGCGCCACGTAATCGATCGACCAGCCTTCCTTGCCAACGCCAGCCTTGCCGTCGAGGGCTTTGAGGATGTCCTCGCTCTCGTTGCCAAAGACGTCCTCGATGTCCTCCAACCGCAGCACCTTCTTGCCGTCCTTGATCCAGGCGCGCAGACGGTAGACGTCGCGCTGCTCTACCTCGTCCTTGGCCTCGACCTCGGCTGCCTTCCTGGCGGCGAGCACGTCTTTGTTCTCAGCCTTCGTCAACTCGTCCTTGCTGCGCTTGAGCCAACGGATGTGACCCTGCATCGAAGCCGTCAGCTTGCTGATGCCTCCCTCGCGCCTGGCTGCCACGAGCGCCTGGTATTCGAGCCAATCGGCGTCAGTGCCAGGGAACTCCTCGCGCGTCTGGAACGCAGCCATGCGCCCCCGCACGACCTCGGCGTTCGCGATGGCATCCTCTGCCGCGATCATGCTGCCGAAGACGCGGCGCACCTCGTCAGTCAGGGCTGGCAAGTCCTCGCCGTAGAGCGCCCGGTGGTTCTCGTTGATCTTGCCGACGATGTCCTTGTAGGCATCGCGAATCCACTTGGCGATGCGCTCGAACACGCTCTGCAACTCGACGGTGGGAGCCTTGCCTTCCTCAAGAAACTTCTCGAATGAGGCAGCCAACCGCTCCTGATACTTCTCCTGCTTCTCGACACCCATCGCATCCCACTGCTCGCGGGTGATGCCGAACCACTTGAACATCGCGTCGATGTTCGCTTGCAGCGCCGCACTCGGTTCCGCAATCGCCAGCATCATGTTCCACGCGGCGTGGGCCAGCTCGTGCATCAGCGTCGATGCATTGGTGCGCTCGTTGAGCGTGATCTTGTTGTTGGCGATGTCGTAGCTGCCTCGCGACGGCTGGTTCAGGATGTTGGAGTCCGCGACGACGGCGATTGACTTGATATCCTCGGTGGCCTCTGGCGGCGTCCTTCGGCGATCGTCTGGCGTCAAGGCTTGCCGCGCCTGAGTGTTGCGAGCCTCAATCTCCTCTGGTGCCTTGCGGTGTGAATCAACCGTCGTGGCATCGGATGAGGCCGATAGGCTGCCATGAAAGCCTTCCGCGTCTTGAATGGCGTGCTGAATCTCGTGCAGCAGACTACTCAGCATCCTCGGTCCCGACATGATCGCCAGAGAGATGGAGCCAAGAGGCTTCCTGTCTCCTATCCACATGCGCTGAGACTTGCGGTAGGAGCCGACAACGCGCTTCCCCTCCACCCCAGTGGATGAGTCGCCATCGACAAACACCTTCAACGAGTGAAGCTGCGGGTAAGCCTTGAATAGGCGGGGGTGATGCAGAAGTTCGCCGAGGGTCGTCGGGCCAGCCTTTACGTCCCCTTTGATGGAAGCATCGTGGTCGCTGATCTCAAACCTGAGCGCACCGTCAGCGCCGACGCTGATCCCTGTTTCAGTGAATATCTGCTCCTTGGTCGATCCGCTCCTGAGCATCTCTGTCGCCTTGCGAAACGCTGACCTTGGGGCTCCCTTTGCACTCTCCCCGGCAAACTGGTTCAGCCCACCGCCCTGTCCCGGTGTCTCCTTGCCAACAGTGAGCGGCTTCAACTCGCTCGGCAGCTTGCCCTGCTCTTGCGCCAAGTTGTCGGAGACGTTCCTCGCCAGCGTCGCGAATGCTTGCGCCTGCTCCTTGCTGACGGGCGCACCAGTCGCAACAACCTCGTTGACAAGGCGGGTCTCGATCTCGTCGCCAGCCTTGTCGAAGACCTCGCGCTCCTCGATAGTCTTCTCGGTTGCCGTGATGATCTTCGCGGCCTCCTTCTGGGCGGCCTCGACCTCGGCGAAGCTCGGCTCTGTTGGATCAAGGCGGATGTGCTCCTTGAGGTTGTCGAAGATGGGAGCCCTGACGATCTTCTCCATCGGCAGCGACACGTCTTCGCCGTCAGTCACCGCCTGCGTGATCTTGTCGGTGATGCCGGGGATCTTGGCTTCCAGTGACCCGCTCACGGAGGGTTCGCCCTTGTCCTTTGCGTCTGCGTCCATCTGCCGCAGCACACCAGCCATGGCAGCGCCATCGACGTGAGCGGTCGCCACGCCAGCCTCGCCAGCCGTTCTACCGATGAACTCCTCGTGCAGCGAGGGAGCCTTGTCAGCGAACGTGTTGTCCTTCGCCGCCTTCCCGATGCGGTCTAGATACTCAGCCCTGCGGTTGACGTAGCCAGCTTTGGATGCCGTCGCGAGGTAGTTGGCCGCTGGGCCAAGACCGCCGACGATGGCCATGCTCTGGGCTGCTTGGGTCATCGAGTCAACCATCCTCGACTTGAGGGACGACCACTCGTCGGTTGAGAAGCCCGAGTTCTTGAGTGCCTGCTGCTCTGCCGCCCACTCCCAGCCACCCTGAAGGCCCTCGGTGCCAGTGTTCGACGCCATAACCTTGAGGTAGTCGAGCACAAACTCGCGCTTGGCTCTCGACTTCGTGATGTCGACAACTGCCGACGCCGTCTTGCCGAAGACCTTGCTGGCGGCTTTGCCGAACACCCTAGCGCCAACGAGATCAGCGAGGGTATCAAGTGTGCCGACGCCGATGCCAGCAGCCAAGGCAGGCCCCCGCGCCTGTTCGTGCGGAATGCCGCGCTGACGCATGTTGTCATACTGGCGGCCAGTCTCCAGCAAGCTGTTCATCGATAATGCCGTGGCACCACCAGCGATCACGCCGCCAATAGGCGTGGTGACAAGCGATGCTGCGGCACCGACGCCGATGGCTGGCGGCGCAGTCGCGAAGACCTGGCCAAGCACCTGCAACCCGCCACCGATCCACCCCTGCCCGTTCTTCGAGAGGGAGTCGCGAAGCTCGTCCATCCGCGCCGTGATCTCAGGGCTTCCGCTCCCGGTCGCTTGAAGCAGACCGAGGTAGCCTTGAGCTTGCATGTCGTAGAAGCCGCTCTTGAACTGCCTGCCAACCCAACTCGCCTGCTCGCCGATCCAGCCGATGATGCCTTCGGTCTCCTTGAGGTTCTCGACGTCGTCCTGCGCGACCATGGCGAACCAGGCGTCTTCCATCTGCCGCGCTAGACCTGGGTGAGTCTGCCTGAGCGCATCCTGGTCGATGGCCCTGCGCCGCATCGCCTCGTCGACCGTGATCGGCTCCTTCAACGCGATGTCAGGGCGAATACCGAGCTTGCCGGATGCCTCCCACGCCTTGGCAGCCTCGGCAGCCGTGGTCGCCATGACCGAGTTGCGAACGCCTTCCTCCCACTGCTTCCGCTCGCGGTGGGCTGCCATTGCCGCGTCGCGCGCATCATCGAGGATGCTGCGTTCCGGCTCGACGACAGGGGTCGGCGCGGGAGTGGCCAGAGGTAGCGCGGCTGGCGAAGCCACCACGGGATCTTGGGGCTTCTTGACGGGGTCTTGTGGACCCTGGGGCAGGATCATCATTTCCGCACTCTCCCACCAAGCCGTTCAATCTCTTTCTCGATCTCCACGACTCGGCCCCAACCACCGCCTTCCACCACGGGCTCCTTCCGGCTCCTTAGATCCTTCATCAATTCATCGTGCTCAATCTGTAGCTCTTTGATGGTGGCTAGGTCGGCCTTGCGCTTGGCGGCCAGATCGTCGGCGATCTTCTGCTTCTTGGCGCGGCTACCCTCCACCCTTTCCGGTGATGCGTCAAGTTGAGCTTTCTCTTTCAGGTAGGTGGCATGCCTCTTCGCCTCGCCATCACGGTAGATAATCAAGTCAGTGGATCTTGTCCTTTCTCGTAGATCGGCTGCCTTCTGACTCTCCCTGACACTCTCACTGAGTGATTCCATCTCAGTGCGAGATAGCGGTTTCTGGTATCCAGCAACAAGCTTTCTTCCTCTAATTTCGGCCATCTGAGTCGAAGAAAGGTTGACGGCCTTATCCCACGACTTTTCCGCTCTCAGGTATTGGAAGCGCTTCTCAATGGACAGAAGGGCGCTCGCCCGCTCCTCAGCGATACTATCCCGTCGCCTAAGACTAACCGTCTCGGCCCACTGCTTTCGGGCTCGCTTGGCCTCGGCCACGGTCTTCATCGCGTCCACGATGTTTTTGGGATCGCGGAGTCCGCCGGTCGCTCCAACAGCCACGAGTTGGGCGTTGTAGGCCGTTACCAGCGCCCTCGCCGCTGTAGTGGTTGATCCCGTCTCGTTCATCGGGTCGTCGACCGCATCCGCGACCTCGGACATTTGCACGCGCTGGCCAGCGTAAGTGATTGACGTAATGCCAAACTCGTCGGCCCTGACGAGTGCGAACGGTCGGTCTTTGGTGCCAACCTGGACCTTCTCGATAGACCACTGCCTCACCATGGAGAGGATCTCATCCTGCTGCATGGGCTTGCCCGACTTCCTCTCGCGAGCGTTGACCTGGTCGCCCACGGTGCGAAGGAACGTGTTGACCTCAAGCGCATCGACGTCTTTGAGATCGTCCTCGTCCTTTTCAGCCAACCCGGCAATCTGCATCAACCTTAAGTGGAAGTCGGAGTCACTGCCAAACTCCGACAGGTTGACCGTCGTGGCGCTAGCTTTCGCTGCGCGCGTCGCCTTAGCAGCCTCGCTGCCGTCGATGTCGTTAGCTTCCGACCACAACTTGTGGGTGGATGTGACCTCGGTACGACTCATCACAACGCCGATGACGCTAGCAAGCTGCGGCCAACTCTTTCCCTTGAGCTCTGACGGGTCCGATCGGTATGTGTTGAACAACCTCCAACCAAGAGCGGTCGTGATCGATCCAGATGCGGCGTGCTGCTCAACTTCATCGAGAAGCCCAGCGTCCTTTATAGCAGCCAGGGCCTTCTCCGGCATGAGAGATAATTCCTTGCCCTGGTTCGCGTCGACCCAGTCCTTGCCAGTCTTGAGGATGGCGTTCTGCTCGTTGGCCTTGATGTCCCGGTCGATCTTCTCGTTGTCGAGGGCTCGCGATACCGCCGCGTCGGAGACCTCCAGCGGCATGCCTCCATCCTTGCCAACCTGCTTGCGAAGCCAGTCGATCTTCTCGCCTATGGGCATGGCGGCGACGGCCTCGGACCTCAGCACGTCGAACGCCGCCTGCTTGATCGCCTTCTCTTGTCCGGCCATGTTGGCTTGGCGCACCACCCTTTGAAGGACGTCGAGCCTAGCCGGATCAATCTCCTTCGCGGCGACAGCCTCATTGAGCTTCGTGGCGGCCTCCTGCGGGTTGGTTTGAGCCAGCAGCGTGATGTTCTGCTCATGCCACTGCGTCGTGGCGTCAAGCCGTCGCAAAGTGTGTGGCGCTTCACCTGGGACTTCACCCTTCAGCTTCGACACCGTGTCGACGGACTTGAGCATTCCTTCCTTGTCGCCATCGATCCTCTTCGTCTCGATGCTCGCGGTCTCAACGCCCATCCAGTAGTTGTGCGTCTGCGTGGCTTCGTGGTTGTCAGCATCGACCATCGCCCGCTCGCGCTGCTCGGCCAATCTTTGCCTCCACCGTGCCCGTTGCACGTCGTTGGTCAGGGTCTTTCCGATACCCTCCACCTTCTTGTCGAAGGCATCGAACGCCTTCTTGCGGCTGTCTCCCGTTGCGTTGACACCGATCAGGCGAAGGTATCCACCCTCACCGAGCATCGCCTCGCGGCGCGCATCAGAGGTTAGGTTCGAGGCTTCCGTGACCTTCGCGTGGTCTAGTTGGTCCTGGAGGAAGTCGGCGACCCCTGAGACCTGGTCACCAAGCTGTTGCGCGCCCTGGCCGATCGCCGCCAGATTCTGGCCTGTCGCATCTTGCTGCGGGACGACCGACCTGGCGGTGAATTGACCACTGGGCCTTGGATCTTGCTGGACGGATGGAAGCGGGATTCGCATGGGTCACTTACTCCGAGATGCTCATGTCGCATACCTGGTCCTGTTGCGGTACCGCGATCGTGCAAGCCACTGCTCCGAGATGCCGCTAGCGCCTGCCAGCAGCGATCCGCCTGCCGCCGCGTAGGGGTCAAGGCTGCCAGCCGTCTTGCGCATGTTCGTGGCCGAGACGCCAGCTAGCAGCGCATCGTTGCGCGCGTTCACTGCGCCAGTTCGTGCCGCGCTCGCCGCTCGCACCGCGTTGCTGTTGATCGTGTAGATGTCGGTTTGCTTGGCCAGCTCGATGCTGGCTTGCACCTCGGCAGCGCTGCCAACGCCAGCCTGGATGCCGCGAGCGGCGGTTGATGCGCGCTCTGTCGCCTTCACCTGGCCGTATTGCGCCGAGACCTGGCCGATCTGTTGCTGCCCGGCCTCCGTGATCGCCTGCGCGTCTTGCTCGGCTGCCCGCGCGTTGATCGCGCTCATCGACGCCTGATGCTCTAGCGACAGCGCCTGCGACTTCATCGCGTTGGCCTGTGACTTCACCGAGTAGTAGCTGCCAACCGTTTGCAGGGCACTGCCCGCAATCGAGGTCCACAGACCAAGCGTGGCCATGCGCTCGTAGCTGTCGGGGCTCTGATCTGGAGACCAACTCCCCGGTCCTGGCGTTGCCATGGGTTAGTCCCCTAAGGAGACCTGGAGGATCGTTCCCAGGATGGTCATCGGTAGCGGGTCTTCAATCCTCATCACGATTTGGCCGTCAGATGTCCAATCAGGAGGCAACGTAACGCGCGCTTCGCCAGTGACAAGCGAGCCCGCGACCGCCTCGGTGTTGGCCGGTGCCAAGGATGTGTCGTTCGGCCCGATCAAGAACTCTCCCGATCTGACGACGCGGATGGCCGCCTGGTTCACGTTCTTGGTGCGACCCTGGCCCCATGCCTCGACGTTCGGGAGCCCGATCGGCAGCAACCTGACATACGAGGGCATGCCAAGGCCGACGCAGCCAGCGACGGCTGGCGTGGCGAGAGTGATGGCACCGCTTGCGACCACCTTAGTGGCCTGCACGAGCCCGTCCCCGAGGATCTGAACCGTCTGGCCCTCCAGATGGTCTAGGCCGCCGATCGCGTCTCTGGCGAACGCCCAGGCCGTTGTGGGGGCGCTGCGAAGGGCGGTCGGCAGGGTGGCAAGTAGCGTCCCGGTGGCAATCTTGTTGGTGGACACGGCGGTGATGCGGATTCGGTAGGTCACGCCCGCGCTGGTCAGCACGATCTGGTCGCCAACGTCATCAGACCCCAACACGAACGTGACCTCATCTGCGGTGATCGTCACCGAGTTGCCGTAGGTCCATGTCGTGCCGCCGGTCACGGTGATGTCGTTGGTGGAGCCGACGTAGGTGCCGTTGAAGCTGCCGCCCGCATCCACGAAGTAGGCGCTGGTCAGGCTGGCGACCGCCTCGGTGGACATCACCTCGATCGAGCGCACCGTGGAGCCGTTGATTGTGCGCTTGACGACGTAGTAGCGAACGTCCTCGACACCCTCGGCGGCAACGCTGCACGACTCGAAGACGCCACCGGCCGCCGTGTCGTGGGCGTGCCATGCGCCGATCTGCTCCTGTGGCACATAGGTGAGACCCAGAAGAAGACTGCTGGACGGCGAGCAGAACCAGACGATCTGGTGCGGGGCCTTTGAATGCGCTTGGTCCTCGATGGTGTGGCCGTCGAAGAGGTGCTCGGCGCGCAGGCAGACGTCGCCTGGCGTCGAGAGCCCACCACCCTGCGGTTGATACCCCATCTCGAAGACGTGGCCACCGCGAGCAGCGCAGAACACCAGGTTGTTGCTCACCACCACTGGACGCACAACCGAGCAGCCTTGGTAGCTCTGGACCTTGGCGTCGATGCTGCTGGGCGTCAAGGACTCGCTGTTGACCGGCACGATGCGGAACTCGGTGGAGTTCGTCAGCACGAGCAACTGCTGCATCGGCACGAGATGGCGGATCGCGACCGCTTCCCGGCTGGCGATCTCGAACTTGAGCCGGTCGTCGTCCAGAACCGGGATGTGGTAGCTCAGGTCCGTTTCGGTCCCGCTGCGTGTTGCCCACACGCCGTTCGGCGAGTTGTCGGTGCCAGCGAAGAACCGCCGTTGCTCGAAGCTGGCCACCGCTGCTGGCGAGTTCCCAGATCCCGCGTTGAGCGACGTGTCCAGTGTCGCCAGCGAGCGCCCAAGGTCTGGTGCGATGTTGTCGTCCTTGAAGGTGAGCACACCTGTGTCACTCCGGCCGATGAACCCGTAGGTCGCACCGCGCAGCTTGTAGACGTAGTAGCCTGCCGCACCCGTCACCGCCGACCACGACACCAGGTTGGATGACCCGGCGACGCTCAGGTTGTTGACGGCGATCGCGGTGCCAGACGGCTGGGACTCAAGCCCATCCTCAGTGACGGCTGTCACCTTGTAGGTCTGCGTCGTGTCGGTCAGCACCGAGGCGTATCGGATGTAGACCGAGTAGATGATATCCGAAAAGATCACGTCGCCGCCATTGACCGTCTTGAGGCGAATCTTAGTGAACGGCGGCGTTCCAGGCTCAACCCTCATCACCTCGTAGTATCCAGCAGGGTAAAGTGCAGCCGCAACAGCGGGGAAGGCGACACCGCCACCGATCGTTCCAGAGGTGTTTTCGACGTAGACGCTGTCTCCAACCTGCAAGCCGTGACCGTTGCTTACCGAGCTTACGGCTGTAAAGATCGAAGGATTCGCGAGGTCGCCGATGGCCGCGTCAAACGTCATGTACGTGCCGTATGTCTCCGTCACCGTCCCAATGGTTGGCGGAGCCAACTGCGGCGCAAACGTCACCGCTGCGTAGATCCACCGCAACGCTCCCTCGCGCCGAAGCTCGGCAGTCAAGTGGTCGTCGTGCGCCAGATAGATGATGTCGTTGCTCTGATCGTAACCAACCGCCCCCAGGTTTGACTCGATGTAGGGGTGTGGAATCTCGTAGGGGCCGTCAACCGGCAACATGTGCCAGTGTGCCACGTCACTGCTGGGCACCGTGCTGTCGGCCACGTCTGCGATGCAGTAGAAGACTCCGTGGCCTCCAATGCTGGAGAAGACGAGATCGCCGACCGAATAGAGGCGATAGATCGTGTGGGCGCCGCCGTTCAGCACGGTCATATCAATCCGAGTGCCAGCCAGCGCATTCGCAAGCGTTGTCGCCACCTGGATCTGATTTACATCGAAAAAGATTACGTAGTATGTCGTCGATGGAGTGAACGCTGGTGTCGAAGTCGGAAGAGTCCCGGTTGTCACGAACCTGATGGCATCGCCAGTGACGAACCCGTGCGGCGATGCCAGACTGATCCGGTCGTCCGATAGGTCGATTGCGGCGTCAACAAAGTTGCGCAGCGAGAACCAGTCGATCGGCATGGCGCTGTCAAGCCACATGTAGATCGTCCCGGCCCCTGTATCGGGGAGGAGCGTCACCGTGTTGACACGGATCGACTTCGCGTCGATGACGGTGATGGTGTAGACCGTCTGAGGTGCTAGCGGGTCTGGCAGATCGGCCGCCACGCGAGTGCTTGACGTGAACTGCACCGACGTCCCTGTTGCCAACCCGTGCGCCGCAGTGAACTTGATTGTGTTCCCAGCGACATCAACCGAGGCCACGACGTAGGGCGTCGCGTAGAGCACCGTCCCGCCGTTTTGATGGAAGCGGAAGTACTGGTGACCCATCTCGATCTGCAACGTGTCGTTGATTGAGTGCGTGAACGGGATCACTCGCGCACGCTTGTCGTTGTACTTGCAACGGCGGATGTGCCGCAGACCTGGTCGGCGACGCAGACTGCCATTCGGCAGCACCTCAAAGTTGCGCGCCTGGGCGTAGCCGTTCTGGAACCGAACGTCGTCCACCCTTGCGAACATCGATGGCGACATCTCGCCGCCCGCAAAGCTCCGCTGAATGGTGCGCAGGTTCATGCTTAGATCCAGGGGGCGTCTGTTTCCGGTTCGACCTTGCGTTGGTTGCTGTCGTGGGTCGATGCGCGACCAAGGACTTGCTGCATCATCGAGAGGCAGTCCTTCGCCTCCTTCTTGCCCTGATCGCCCTTGATGATCGGGCCTGCCAACTTCGACGCGAGAAGCCACCCCAGCGCGTCAACGAACAGCGCACTGAACATGCAAGGGTTCTTGGCGTTGCGGTTGTAGCGAATGACCGCACCTTCGACGTCCGTGTAGAGCACCAGCGTGCCCCCAGCGTCCGTTTCGATGATGTATGGCTGTGGCGGGGCGTCCCTTGACGATCCTGCCGCCAGGACCGCTATAGCGCCCACCATGCCGGTCGGTGCGGCATAGGCGTAGGTCCACTCGTCCTCGCGCGTGTTCGTCACCTCGACAAGCTCGATGCGGAGCGTGGCGAAGTCCCACGAGTGCATCTCCAGCATCTCGCGCACCGCGACCGGGTAGTAGCGGATGCAGTGCCGCGCTTGCGCCGAGGTGTCGGTGCCGTCGAGCGCGGTGACCTTGGCGCTGTCGCCGATGTTCGACAACGCGATATTGCAGATGTCGACGTCGGTGCTGACCGCCGAGTTGTCGGCCTGGTCGGCAATGCGCAGCCACGCGGTGAAGAAGTCGCGTCCGAGTTGGATCTGGCCCGCTGCCGAGTAGTGGACGCCGTCCGTGTGCAGCCCGTAGGTGAGGCGCGTGTCGAAGTAGGCCGAGTAAGGGTCTTCAAACTCAACCTGCGCAAGCTGCGCATAGATGGCGGGCTGGAGGGCACCGCCGTAGACGCTCGGCCCCGCCATGATCCACGGGATGGTCTGGTCGCCGATGTAGGTGCGCAGTGCATCGCGCAGCAGCACCGCGTTCGCGCCAATGCGCAGGTAGCGAGGGTCGGCTGCGTCGTTGTCGAACAGGTTGATGCAGATGGCCTTCACCGACATGGTGTTGCCTTCCGCTTCGATCAGCGTGCGCAGCGAATCGATCCGCATCACCAACGCTTCGTAGAGCCCGTTGTCAGAACTCGGATGGAAGTCGAGCTGCGTGATGTCGTGCGCCCAGCCGGTGTAGTTGGACCCAACCAATGCATCGATGATGAGCGGCGAGATCATCGAAGACGAGATCCCCAGCTCCAGCATCACGATCGGCGTGTCGAACCGCGAGCGGAACTGCCATGCAAGCTCGGGAACGCTGTTGATTGTCGGGTTGGTGTTGGCGACAGCAGGCGGGAACGTCGTCACCGCCCGCGTGCCAAAGGTGCCGAGCGCCGCCAGCGGCGAGCCGAATGGCGTCGCGTCCCAGTTGTTGTAGTCGTAGCCGGTCAGGTAGACCGGGGCTGTGTCCATGTGGACCGCGAGCGTGCGCAGCGCAGCGCCGGTTGCTTGCGTGGCGAGCGACTGGTTGGCTCCCGTGCCGGTGAGGATGACGAATCCGCTGTAACCAAGCGCGTACCACGTCACCGTGGTCGTCCCAAGCTGGTCGGTCAGCACGATGGCGGCGCCACCAAACGTCGCCGAAACCTCGAAGGTGTCGTTCATCTTGTTGATGATGTAGAGATCCGTGCCAGCGGCGTAGCCGACGCCCGTATTGAGGATGCCAGATGCCGCCGCGACTGTGATGCGCGTGCCGTTGGACAGACCATGAGCCACCGACGTGATGGTGGCACCGGCCACATTATCTGTGTTGTCGAAGGGTGCCAGCGTTGCGCCGGGCAATCCGAGCGCATACTCCAGGGTCATAGTCTCTGCGGTGTGCGAGGTGATCTTCCGTGACTGCGAGAAGATCGCGCTGCCAGAGCTTCCGTATGAGGCGAAGAACACCACGAACTTGCCGGTTAAGTCCGCCCCACCGAAGTTGAGGGCTGGCGTGGTTCCAGTCTTCCTGATGACGGTTGACGTTGAGTCGACCGACAGCACCGTATGCGAGTCGCGAATGATTGTGAGCGACCCGGCAGCCGTCAAAGTCGATGCCCAGACAGCGTTGACCGTTGCGGTGGCAGAGCCTCCCGCAGACGTGATGCGCCGCACGTTGCCTTGGCCCGTGGCGTTGGACGACACGAAGACCCATCTTCCTTCGTCGCCAGCCACGAAGGTGTAGACAGAAACCGTGACCTGGCTCGTCGTCGGCACCGCCGTGATCGTGTAAGTCTCGACCGTCGCGTAGGGCAGACGAGGCGTCCAGATGCGGACGCCAGCCATCGACGCTGTGCGCGGATAGGTCAGCAACTGCGACGGCGCGTAGCCAAACCAGCGCGCGCCGTCTGCCAGCGAAACGTCGTTCAGCGCCGCCCCGAACCCAGCCATGTTGCTGGACCCGATCGAGATAATGACGGGAGTCTCAGCCATGAGGGTTCAGGAGCGAGGTTGAAGTGGTGTGTGGCGAACGGGCACGGCCCTTACGGGCCTCGGTAGCCAATCACATGCGATCGAGGCATCGACGAAGTGCTGGCGTGCGAGATCGAAGTGGTGAACGTTCCCGCCGTGAACGACGTGCCGCTTGTCATCAGGTAGATCGCGCCCAGGTACTGGAGCCCACACGCCGCAAGAATCCACGTCTTGGGGAACGGCGGGATGTACAACTTGAAGTCAGCGCCTGCGGTCAGGTGCGCGGCATCCAAGTGACCGAAGGAGCCTGGAAGACCTGGGATGGATGCGCTCATCGCCAGAATGATCTCTGATCCGCCGCCAGAGAGAGCTTCCACATTCGAGGCGATGATGCCCCATTGAAGCGTTGCATCTCCAACGAACGCTGTGTCGACCCTGAGCGTCATCATCAGCGGATTGCCATCACCGAGATCCCTCGGAACGCCTGCTGTTGCGGAAACCAGATATGCCTTCGACGACACCACGCCGAGGGCTGAGTTGATGTCCGCCGCCGCGCGCTCTCTGTCTACTGTAGTGAATGCGTCTCTCATGTGGATTGATCCCCCGTCACGGCACTAGGCCGTGACGTAGTTGACCTTGTTGAATGGCTTCCCTTCCATGGAGAACCCGCTCGTGAGATCGCATGTGAAGGTGCCTGCCGTGATGTCGGTCGGCCCCGAGAACATCGCATAAAGATAGCGATGGATCACGTTGTTGGTCGGCGGCCTGAACCCCGGCGGGATCACCAGTTCGCACACCGACCCGACCACAATCTTCTGCGTCGGGATCGCGCCGCTGGACACGAGCGGCGTCGGGTACCACGTGATGGTGTGGGCGGGGGTGCCGTCGTTCGTGAACAGCACAGCGACACCGCCCGGCGTCGCGGCCAGTTGGAACGTGTTGGCCGTCGCATTGATGACCCAGTAATGGGTATCGGCGGCAAGGCCAGTGGGGCTGCCGCCGGTCGCCGTGATCTTGACCAACGTGCCGTTGGGCAGCCCGTGCGCAGTCGAGTTGACCACGTCGGTGCCGTTGGTGAAGGTTGGCGTCGGCACGGTGCGGGCCGTTGTCGGGGTCGCTAGCGTGATGGGTGTCAGCACGATCGAAAACTCGACCGTGTTGTCAGGATCGGCCGCCGGATTGGCCGCCACCTGGCACGCGAACCTCGCGACCACGATTTGCCCACCTCCGAGAAGCCGGTTGTTGCCTGCGCCGAGGCTGTCAAGGTCGAGCCACGCGGACGACACAGCTCCAGGGACCGTATCGGTAACCGCTTGGCCCGTGCCGCAGAGTCTGAGGTTGATGTCGTTCATGGGTTGTTCCTCACGGGATGAAGGTTTCGGTGCTGGTGATCTGGTCTTCCAGAAGGATGGGGACATCCCAGAAAGACAGGATGGTCGTCGGCTTGCCGAGTTGGGTCAGACCCTCGCGGAGACCGAGGCCTGGCGTCGACTTCTCGTAGGCGAGGCGCATCAGGCCGGTGCGAACCACGCGGTTGCAGACGTAGAAGTCGTCGCCCATGACGTCGAGCGGCAGCCTGCCGTGCGCGATCATCATCTTGTGGACGATGTTCTCGAAGGTGGCTGGCGCTTGCGTGCTCGTCAGCAAGGTGAAGTGAGCAGGGTTGATGTTGCCCAGCCGCACGACACAGCGTTGGTCCTTGACCACGAGACCGACGTCCCAGCCGATCTGGTCCTTGTACTGGGCCATGTGGTAGCCCGCCGTCAGGGTGCCACTGGAGTTGGACGCGCTCGACTCAGCTACCAAGCCGTAGTCGTGGTGAAACAAGCCGCCCTTGCTACCCTTCGGATAGGTCAGGAAGACCGAGTCGACGCCAGCGCGAACGAGCCACATCGACGTGAGAGCGCCGGTCGCCGCAACCAAGCCGCCGCAGTCAACAATTTGTTGTGCGACGCTCGTGTCAGCCAGCGAGTTGTAGCGAGGCAAGAGGCCCGTGAATTGCAGGTCGTTCGTCGCCTTGTTGCCAAGGACGGTGAGGAACGAAACGCGCTGCGAGACAGCGACCGTGCCGAGGCGAGTCTCCTGGCCACGGAACGCAGCCACGTCGCCCGAAAGCTCGGCGACCTTCTTGTCGCAGATGTTCCACTTGTCGACGAGCGCGATGCCCTCATCGTGCTGCGCCTTCTCGTTCTTGGTGGCTTGCGTGCCTTGGTTCAGGCCGCGTTCGCTGGCCGCACCGAGAGCGACAACCTGGTTCACGCGGTGATGCGTGATGTTGTTCGCCTCGACGACGGGAAGCATTGGCACAAGCTGATTCGCTTGCGTCATCAGGTTTGCCGCCTTGGCCAACTTGTGGTCAGGATCGAGCGACTTCATCAAGTCGGCGATGTTCGGCATGGTGGACGTGAGAACTGCCATCTGTGGTTACCTACTGCTTGTGGTTGCCGTGGAACGCCTTCGCAAAGGCGTCAACGGATGTGTCGTTGGGATTCGCAATCTGCCCAGGACGTCCAGGCACATTGACCCCAGCGGTGAACTTGTCAGCACTGATTGCGCTCGCGACCTTGAGCCATGCCTTCATGGTTTTTGGCTCTCTCTCAAGGCCAGACTCAGCCAGGAACTTGAGATAGTCAGCCCCACCGATCCGCTCGATTGCGCCCTTCACCAAGCCAAGGTTCTCGTCGAACTTGCTACCGCCGAAATCCTTGTCGGCTCGCAGTTCCTTCTCCCACCCAGCCGCCATGGCCGTGCGGGCGTCGCGCATCGACTGGGACAACTTCCCCAGGTGCTCGCTCGCGACTTCCTGCGTCCACTTCTGGCCCTTCGCCATCTCAGTGAACGCATCAATGACAGGCCCCTTGATCGCCTCGCCTTCTGGGGTCTTGAACTCCAGCGTGGCTTGCGTCTCGGCCTCGACGGGAACGACTGCATCGCTTGGCTTTGCCGCTTCCGGCTTGGCTGCGTCTTTCGGATCGCTGCTGCTTGCTACCTTCGCTTCTGACTTCGCCGCTACCTTCGCCTCGCCTGCTGGCGCTGCGACTGCGGCCTTTCCGGTGGCGTCCGCTTCAGTTGTTGAAGTTGCTTCCGCTTCGACCACTCCACTTGTTTCACTTGCCATCGCTCAAACGCTCCTTCTCCATCTCGATGTAGAGATCAGGGCAGTGAAGAAGGACCAGGTCACGCAGATCGATGCCGACCCGCCGATTCCCCTCGTTCTGTGCCATCTGCACAGTGTTGAGAGCAAACGACGGGCGGTAGACCCCCGTGTCCTCTAGCTGGCGCGCGACGAATCGACGCCCGCTCCTGCTGCCCATGAGCACGGTGATGTCCTCGATCTCCTCCAGGCGAATCCGATCGTTGCGCGCCTTCTGTTCAGATTCGGCGCGTTCCTCGGAGTCCAGGTATGCATCGGCGGACGACCGGCTCATGCCCAGAACTTACTGCGGAGCGTAAGAACATGCAACATACTGCATGCGCAAGAGCGGAAACGGGCAATCCTGGGCGTCACCCTTGCGCGCCCTTGGCGGCGCTGCTAAACCGTGGCAATGAACCGCCGCTCCTTCCTCGGCTCGATGCTCGGGGCAAGTTCTGGCCAGCAAAAGCTCCCCTGGCTGCTGTGCTGCCCAAACCGGCGGCAGCGGCGCTCGGCGGCGACCTCGTGGCAGGTCGAAACTACTTCAAAGTCTACACTACGGCCATCCGTGGTCGCGCCAAGGACGGGCGCGCGCTAAGTGCCATGTGAAATCCCGATCTCAAGCTCGCCTTGGATCGTCAGGGTGGTGAGCGCGCTGGCACCGCCGACCAGGAAGTCCGTCAACTCCATCCGCACCCCCGAGGCTGATGTCCAGTCGTAGGCCGAGTTGGCCGCGATGCTGAGTGCAGCACCGATGAACTCGGTGCCGGGCGCGTTGGCACCTGTTGCGCCAAGGTACAACGAGAACGTCCTAGCCGTCGAATCCTTGTTGGTGATGCGGATGCGCTTCAGCAGCAGGTAGGGAGCACTAACAGTGATTCCGACAGCTCCCGCCCCAGCGGCACCACCGTTGAGGATGTTGGTCGTGAGCGTCGCGGTCAGCGCGATTGGACCGAACTTCATTGTCTTGTTTTGTGCCATAGGTCTCTCAGTAGGTAGCGGTCTCGAACCAATCCATCTCGACAATGAGGCGTCCGGTCCCAGCGGCCCCCATCAGAATCTCGTTGCGCACGATAAGACCCTCGTTGCCGGTCAGCACGATCGCATGGTCGCCTGCCGAGCTCGAATTGCACGCCATGTCAAACCGCGTCTTGGGCACGGTAGCGCCGACTGCCAGCTCCCACGTCGACTCCGACGCGAGTTCGTTGGTGTCGAGCGTTTGCGTGCCAGCGGTCAGAGCACCAGCCCCACCTATGCGCGCCTGCTGGATCGTCGTGCTTGCGTACGACGTTCGCTTCTTGAACTGGGGGGTGGTCAGAATGATGTCGGTGCCGCCCGAGTAGTTGACGGTGAAGCCGGTCAGGCGGAATACCTTCATTGCGACTTCTTGAGCCGCAGTGAACCCCACTACCGTGCGCCATTTCGCAACAAGTCTCGTGACGACCATCACATTGGTTGATGGTGCCCGAACTACGAAGAGGTGACCGGCCGTCGCAGAGCCTGCGGCGATCGTGGTGAGTAGGCCGGAGGTTGCGACCATCCGGTAGTGCCCCAACGCTTCGTTCGGGTAGAGCGCAACACGCGCTGCCTTGTGCGTTGCGTTGACGCCTTGCAGCGTGCTGGTCGCGATTCCGTCTTGAAGGAAAGTCATGGTTCAGATTGCTGTGATTCTGTAGGCGAACCGCTTGGTCCCGGCAGCATAGCCCGGCATCGCATTCCAGTATGCAGTGCCAGTCGTGGCCGCCGTGACGATGCCCGTCGCGCGGATTGAGTCGCATTCCAGGCGGTCGGCTGTCTCGCCGCTGGCCAACGTCTCGGCCGTCTCAAACATCTCGATGAGAGAGCCGATTGCGCTGCTCGCGATGGTGAACGTGAACGAGCCAGACTGTGCGGCTTGCGATCCAAGGTTTTGGTTCAGGAACGCGGTGGCTGATCCACCGCCTCCAGGAATCGTGACGAGAATGCTGGACCCACTATCGGTGGCCGTGACTCCTGCCCCAACGAAATTGAGAACCGGGCGATCCGTGATGGCCACGCCCTCGTCTTGAACCTGGGCGATCAATCCTGCGGTGCCCGTCACACCTTGCGCACCCATGCTTCCAGTCGGTCCTTGGGCACCATCGGCCCCGTCCTCTCCTGGAGGCCCTTGGATGCCCGCAGGCCCCTGAGTTCCGGTTCCTGCTGGCCCTGGTGCCCCATCGTTGCCAGGTTGTCCTGGCGGCCCATCCTGGCCAGGCTCGCCCGGCTCTCCTGGAGGCCCATCGGCACCAGGAGTCGAGGTGGTGTCTACTGCCTGGATCAGCCGACGTAGCTCATACTCCAGCACGATGTCTGGCCGCAGGGCCTCTTCCAGCTTGTCTGGAGAGCCACCATCGTAAGGGTCGCGCGGTTTCTGTCGCGAGGTCATCGACTAGGCGAGAGCAACGCCAAGAGGAATGCTCGACGCGCTGAATGCGGTGGCGGTGACAGCGGCGACCGCGAAGTTGTACGAGTTTTGAGTTTGCATAGGTCGATCAGGCTCCTGCGGCGGCGGCTTGGTTAACGTCGGTCAGCGCGGTTTCGCCGCCAGTCGGCGCACCAGCGAGGTTCTTCACGGTCTTGCTCTGGCTCTCCATCATCTCTGTCTGTGCCTGCGCGGACTGCGCTTGGTCACGAGCCTGGAGGATCTTCGCAACCTCTTCGCTCGGCACGACCAGGTCGGGGTCAGCGCCGATCTTCTTGGCATACCGCTCGGCCCACTTGTTCGAGTTGAACGAGTAGACGACGTCTGGCGACCAAGCCGCGATCTGGCTCATCTGGAACGTCAAGCGCTCGTCGGCGGCGGCACCAACGGCTTCCTGCGCGCGAGCGAGCACCGACACCATCTTGACGCTGATCTCGCGACCGTAGAGTTCAGGCGGCGGTTGCGGGAAGGCACCGTTCTTGAGCAGTTGCGTGAACGTGATCTGCACCATCGGCGAGAGCAGTTCGCTGAAAATGCGTTGCGCGAACGGGCCGAGCATCAGCCACGCCTCTTGCTTGATGGCGTTGATCTCGGTGGCTGTCGCTCGCTCGTTGCGCTGGTCGTTCGTGACCTTGGCGAAGAAGTTCGAGTAGAACGCTTCCTTGACCTGGTTGCGGATGTCCTGGAGGTGCGACAGCATGTGGTCAAGCTGCGGGCGAGTATCGTGCAGTGCGCGCGCGCCGCCCTGCTGGTTGCCGATGTCGCCGAAGCTACGACCGCCGGGGTTCGTGTCCACCTCGCGGTTCTTCATCGAGGCGGGCCACAGCGTCGCCGGGTCCATCTGCTGATGGATGCCTCGCGCCAGGCGCTTGACCATGATCTGCAATCGTTGAGCGTGCGGCAGCGCGCGGTTGCCCGGCCCGGTCCCGTAGGTGTCGCCGCCAACCGTGTCCCACCGCGCCGCCAGCACCGGGAACTCATCGAACCCTGTGTCATCGAGAAGCTTCTCGTTGTCGTGGTTCATCTCCCAGTACACCGATCGCCACGGCTTGTTCCTGCCGTCCATCTTGCCGTGCTCGCGATCCTCACGCGGCTCGATCAAGTGTGCGATGTGGTGGTGGAAGTCGAGATCGCCGTTTTTGAACTGCGACTGGACAACCTGCGAGCAGTTCTCGAACTTGAACCGCTTGACCATCTGCGCGACGGTCATGTGGTATTCGCGGCAGAACGTGTTGATCTCGCCTTCGGCGTTCTGCTGGAGGTAGTACTCGCCGCACGTCATCGGGTAGTGGCACACCACCTTGTTGAAGTGCGGCAACAACAGTCCGCTACTTGTCGCGAACGAAAGCAGCTCGCGGTAGTAGTGTGGCAACACCGTGTAGGTGTTGTTGTTCGCGAACACGTCAAGCGTGATGGCCGCTGCGTCCGCCATCCAGGCTTGGACCGGCTGGTAGTCGTCGAGTTCCGGGTCGCGCGTGGTGTAGGCGATCCACGGCTGCGACGGATTCGATGCAATCGACATCAGCCCGGCGACGCTGGTCTCGATGGCCTCGATGCCGGTGGCGTCAACAATGTGGCTGTAGTCGCGGACGTTGCGGTTTGGTGTCTCGCCGAAGAACCGCCCGTTGGCTGGCGCAAGCTGCTGACTCAGAGCTTGGTAGACCGGCGTGAAAGGTGCGCGCTCGTTCTTGAGCCCGTTGAGGCGGCGCATCATCTGCTCGCGCTCGTTCATGTCGCGCCAGGACTTCACCATTACTCACCTAGCAGGGTTGTGGTCTGGCCGACCGGCTTCTTCTTCGGACCTGGCGTCGTCAACTGCGTTGAGGCGGCCCCGGTCTTGCTCAGTTCTTGCTCGGCGGCGAGGATCGAGCCGATGTCTGGCGTCTTGGCGTTGGCCTTGGCGTATGCCTCGGCGCTCAGCTTCTGCTGCCGGATCGCGGCGTCTTGCGCGGTCTGTTGCGCTGCCTTCTGCCTGTCAAGCCCGCGCTTCTGCATTTCGTTGGCGCGTTCGCCCGCGTAGACGCTGTAGCGCAGGCTGGCTGCCGCCAAGATGAACCCAGCAGTCACTAGACCACACGCATTGCAAGATGGCTTCCAGATCATTGGGACTTCTCCTTGACGTAGCAAATCTCGTCCATCGGCACGTAGCCCATTTGTGGCAAGAGTCGATCGAGCGCCTGGCCTCTCTTGGATCGCCACCGAAGTTCGGCACCAGCTTCATTGGCCGACGCTTCCGTCAGCCGGATAAGCCTCATGCCAAAGCCACCGCGCCGGTGCTCTGGATGCACAAAAAGCGCCAAGCTCTCGGCCACCACGATGCGCGAGTGCATGCTTGGCAGCACCACCATCACACTGTAGCCGACCATCGTGCCGCCTCGCCATGCGGCCCAAGCGGTGAGCAGTCCCATCGATTCGACCCCGAGGTACTGGTCCCAGTCGATGTCTAGCTGGGTCTCACCGCCGGTTTCACGCCACGCCATCAGGAACAGGCCAATGCCGTGCTGCTGCAACTCCGCAATTGACACCGTGCGGATGTCTACCTCGGGAATTGCGGAGCAGCGCATTCGCGCACATTACTGCGGCTCCACCCAGAGAGCAACACGCCTGCTCTTCGTGACGAAGTCGGGGATCGCTCCCCAGGCCCATGTCATCGACACCACGACGGCTTGGCGGCTTGCGAACCACTCAAAGCACGTCGCCTCCATCTCGTCCTTCGATTCGGCGGGCAGCGGGAAGAACGATGCCGCCATCGCGTGCGATCCCTTTCTCGCTTCGCGCCAGTGAACGATGATGCATGGCCCATCTGGGCTAGTCGGCTTCTGGCCAAAGCGTTTCGACGCCATCTATAAGTCCCCGAACATGTCGTAGTCGCGATCACTTTTCGACAGCCTCACCGAAAGGATGTCGTCTTCGACAGGCGTGTCCATGAGGCCAAGGCAGTAGGCGCTGCCGAAGTCCGGCGATCTACCAATTCGCGTTCGGATCTCTTCGCGGCCCGCAACCTTGATCTTCTTGCCCTGCGGCTCCCACGTCGGCGCACACAGGTCCGCAAGCAGCCGTCTGTCGGGCGGCAGGCACAGCCCCCGGTTGCTCGACGGGTCGAGGGCTTCTCGCATTCGCCACCACAGCAGCGACCTCACGTTGACAAACCCCAGCCGCCCGGTTTCGTCGGTCTCGCTGGTGACGTCGCCGACGTTGACGCCGATGACTTCTTGGTTCGTGGCCATCAGGTGGCCGTAGGGTTTCGCGCCTACACCGAACAAGTCGAGGTGCATGACGGCGCGGTCTCGTATCGCGGCGATGCACAGCCCAGCGGTGGTTGGCCCGTCCGGCGTCTGTGTGCCGGGGTAGACCAACGGCACGTCGAACCAGTTGCCGTGCCTGCGCGCGAGCACGGTGTTGTCTTTGCCGCCGCATGCCACGTCGACGCCAAGCGAGCACATGCGCTGCAAGATGTCGGGGCGAGTCCACCGCTTCATCGCGGCTTCCACCCACGCGGTGGGGATCACCTGCCAGGGGTCGTCCTCCATGCCTGCGGCGAAGTCGCCGTGCAGCATCTGGCTTCGCAGCGGTTCCGGCAGTGCTTGCAGGGTCGCGCCGTAGGGCGTGTCCCGCAAGTAGGGGTTGTCCGAGAGCCTGCTCGTCACGAAGGTGCGGCTCTGCGGCCTTATCGTCTCGCCCTTGTGCTCGAACGGCTCCTTGTCGCATTCGGTCTCCGCGCCGTCGACCATCGCAAACCACCGCACCTCTCCCGACTTCGCCGGGTTGGGGTGCTTGGTGTCGAGCCACGGCGCAAAGAACTTGATGACCCAGCGGCCTTCGACGTTGGTCGGCGGGTTGAGTGTCAGCAGCGTCTGGCACTTCTGCTTGGGGTCGACGCTGCGAACCCAGCCCATCAAGAACCTCACTTGCTGCTCAAGGAAGTTGCTCGCCTCGTCGATCACGAGGAAGTCTTTCGCCCTGCCCTGATAGGCCGCCTCATCGCCAAGGTGCGGCACCGAGCAGAACTCGATGAGCCTGCACTGCGGCGTCGGGTCGCGCCACACCGCCGGTCTGCCCGCAAGCCCTTCGCGGTGCCCAACCAACTCGGCACATCGGTCGATGATCGCACTCAGTTCGGTGCCCTCCCGGCGGAAGAACTGCACGACCTTGTGCTTGGTCAGCGACATGCCGATGGCCAGGTCTGTTTTGCCGCCACCTGCTGATCCGCCGTACCCAATCACGTCCGCGTCGCTCGCATACCCAATGCACTGCGGCTTGTTGCGTGCGTCGGGAGCCCAAACCTTCGTCGTTGCGACAACTAGCCTGTCAAGCTGGGAACGCTCTTGCGGCGTGAGCAGCGCAAGCACTGCCGGGTCGACGTTCACGCGGAGTCGTCCGTCTCGGCAATCGCCCTGACCTTCGCCTCGATATTGTCGAGCACGTCGGCAATGTCCGGGTCCAGAGACCGAATGAACGAAGCCCGCACGTAGATTTCACCGTCGTTCATCACAATCGGCTCGCCCTCGTAGCTTGCGAGAAAGAACACTCTGCATTGGCCGCCAATCAGGCTTGCGTGGAAGTAGACATCGCCGCTGGCGCGTTCCAGCAGCATGCAGTCCAACCCGCGCTGCTTGGGCATCTCATTGGCAGCGACATCGAGCCGCATCACGTCGAATCCGTTCACGACGCATCTCCGTCAGCTTCCGGCTCTGCCGCCTTCGCCCGCGCAGCCGCCACCGCAAGCAGCGACGCAATCTGCTTCGCCGCCGCTTCGTCACTGATCGCAATCGGAGCGCCGCCGGGGCCGCTGTGCTCAAGCGAGGACTTGTCCCCGTACTTCTTCGGGTGCCACTTCTTCAGCAACTCTAGCCGCGCCCACACCCGCAGCTTGCTCCGCGCAACCACCTCGGCATCCGCACGCGGTTCGCCGTTCTGGTCAAACGTCACGTCGTTGCCGCTGTCGTCGGCGATCATCAGGCAGTCGTCCGCAATCGCCTCGTGCCCGATCTCGCGCGCCTGGTCCATCGCCTTGGCAAACTCGGGCGAGCGCATGATGTGCCGATACGCCGCTCTGTAACTCGGCTTCCCTTTCAGGCGGGACCACGCCCGAATCGTGCCGCCCTCGCACACATGCTCGATGAGCGACTCCTCAAACTCCGGCGTCATCGCGATCGGCATCACCATGGAATCCCACTATCCCAAAAGTGAGCCCCAAACGCAAGATGGTCAGGCTACGCCGTATGCCACGCCGCTGTAGCGGAAGAGCGCACTCCAAACATCGAGAACGCGGCGGTCGTCTGGACCAAAGCAGGAGTTCATCGCGCCGCCTTGACCATCGCCAGATCCCTGAACGCATCCCGCTCGCGCTCCAGTGCCCGCTCAAGACTCTGGACCCTGCCAGCCAGCCATCGGATGCGCTCGACAGCCGTCATGGCCGCCAGCACCGATCCGCTCTTGTCGATTGTGGGCACCTGAGCCTCATCAAGCGCCAGGTCAACCTCATCCGGCTCGCCGTGGTCCACGCTGCCAGGCTCCACGTCCACGTTCCCGGCCCTCGTCTTGTCCGCCAAGGCATACAGCCGCCCCTTGGTGATGTTCTCCGCCGCACTGCGGTGGTAGTCCAGTGTCCGCGCAATGCCTCGGATCGCATCCGCCACATCATCGCGGTTGTAGTCAGCCGTCGATGGGGAAAGAGCCGCATCTGCCGCCGCTCGGGCACGGCACTCTGCGCGCCAGCAATCGACCACCTTCTGCGGGTCTTCATTGCTGAGAATCGCCATGCGCCTCCCTTAGCCCGCCACAGCCAGATTGTCCACCTACTTCACCTAGGGGGCTAGAGGTGACCTCGTCTTGACCATGTGTGCAACGAGGCCGAAAGCCATTACCCCAGCACTCCAGTGCTGGAAAGCCCAGCAGGCTGTCCATGGGTGGCTCGACACAAAGCATCGCCAATCCACTTCGTTAAGTCAACCATGGGATAATGGACTTGACTATGTGGAAAGAGGTTCGAGCAGGCCAATAATTTTTGCGCAGGGGGGTCGAACACATTAGGCGCTCGTGAATCCCGCCCCCCCCACCCCCTCGGACGGTCGGCATGGCACGCATCCGCATGCTGCCGCTACTCGCCGCTTTCGCGTTGCATGCCTTGCCCAACTGCCTGGCGATGGCGAGTCGGGCATTCTTGCCGAACTCGCTACCTCGCTCGATGGCGACGCATCCGACAGAATCCGCACTGGGGCGGGCCATTTACCCTCTTGCGCAAACCAGTACTCGACTGTAAGGCATGCCACCTTCGCACCAAGATTACAGGGGAGCGCAGAGCCAACCGATCGAGGTTCGCGACAGCAGTCACCGGAGAAGACGCGCGCTATCCGTGTCGCTTGCGTAGGCGGTGGTCGAGAGAACACCCCCGATCTTAGCCACGAGCAACCTCGATCCGGCCTGGTTGGCTTTGCACCGCAGAGTGAGTAGCGACCCCCCTAGGAAAATCCGGCAATCTCGCAAATAGATGCAACATGGTGCGGTTGCCTGGCTTGCGCCGGTTGGCGGGAGACGCTAATCGTCATAACCCCTGTAAAGCACTGGGCTTTTAGTGTAGTGTAGAGGCCCGCGACTTTCCGCGGCCCACGATACCCGAGATACCTAGATGCCCAAGATGACCAAACCCCGCTTGATCGCGTTCGTCCCTCGCCTTCCGGAGAGGCACGGGCAGTTCTTCGCGTTCGCGTTTAGCGTCGTGCGATTGTGGCACGATGCGACCATCGCCGACGATTGCGCACCGTTAAGCGGATCAATCGCCAGTGCAGAATTGCCGGTGCAACGGCATGCCGAGAACGGGAAGGTTTCGCACGTCTACGGATGCGACGAACCACGCTTGGACGGTTCATTACGGGAAGTGGAACGCTCGCTGCCGTTGGCTAAGAGGATGCGCGTTGTGATGCGCAAGGCGGGAGAGGAGAACGGTTCCCCCTCACGTTGTAGCGACGTGCTAAGGCGGCTTGGTGGGCTTGGCTTGGAGGCTGTCTACGCCACCGTACAAGGTGGCGAACGGCGCATGACAATGGTTGATGCCGTGGCCATGGTAGACCAAGCCGAAAGCCACTGGTTGACGTGCAAGGGAGGTGCCTCGTGAGCCTGTCCCGCAAAGACGGGATCGACATTTCGACCGGCATCGCCGAACACCAGTACGGCGAGGCGGCCAACCGCTATACCATCGCGAGCGACGTGGTGCGAGCGTTGGTGCTGGCGTTCCGCGATGACGAAGAATCGTACGGCCGGGACGTGGTTGCCGACGCCGTGTCTGACATTATGATGCATGGGCTAGCCGTGCTCCGCGAGCGTGCGGGAATCTCGCGCGACGGGCTCGGCAGGACCGATGGGCACCGACGCGACGGTATCCGCCACATGCTCGCGGCGGTCGATGCCGCGATCCGGTTCCTTGCGCCGATGTATCGCACGCTAGACGAGCAAGGTGGTGCATCGTGAACGCTCGCACCAACATCGCCGCCCTAGCCTCCGCCTTGGAGGCACTCGGCAACTGTGAGCGATCGGGCAACACCGAATGGGCGACTAAGCACGAGGCAACCATCGACCGCATCATGGGCGAAGCGCCTAGCGGCAGTGGCATCGACAACGGAACGGTGCTCGATGATGACACTACCTCGGCTAGCGGCGGCAAGCGGATTGTGTTCAATGTGGCATTCCACCGCATGAACGAGCACGGTGGATACGACGGCTGGCGAAACTACCGTGTGACGATCCGCCCGACGTTCGATGGCATCGACGTTGCGGTGACGGGGCGTGGCGACGAAACCACCAAAGACTACCTTGCCGACGTCTACCGTTGTTGGGCACAAGGCGGTGCATCGTGAACGCTCCCGACCGATCGGCCATCCGTGGCGGATCATGCATTCGATGGCATGCCCTAGACGGGAGCGGCGGAAAGCCGTACGAACTCGTGGGCGACGGCCGCCATTTGTTCGCCCTAAGAGATATTGACGGGCGATGCAATACGAAGCGGTACTCGACGGCGGAATTGGAGCGGCTCCTAGCACGCGGGGCAATCTCGCTCGCCGATGCGCAAGGCGGTGCATCGTGAGCCTCCACGAGCCGCTAGCGTCGATCTACCGCGACTGTGCCTGCCGCAACTGCTTTGCGACCGTAATCGGCGTGGCGGGCACACTGTGCGACGACTGCGACGGTACGAGCACCTGCGGCGGTTGCGACAACGACAGCGACGTTGAGGTTGTTTGCAAGGGCGGTGCCTCGTGAACGCTCCCGCCACAATAGCGGCCGATATCGCTGCAACCCCCTACGCATGGCCCGGCGGGTACGAGCGATGGGCCATCACTGACGACGGCGGCGAGCTATGTCGCAAGTGTTGCAAAAGCGAGGCTAAATCCATCGCGGAATCGGTCCCCGGCGACGGCTGGCACGTTGTAGGCACCATGGCAACGTGCGAAGTAGACGACTGGAGCTATTGCGACCATTGCAACGCTCCCTTGCCGGGGACGGCAGACGAGCCGGGCGGTGCATCGTGAAGCCCCGCGAGCGCAAGGTGCGAACACTGTTCGGCCATGGTCCCGTCCCGTTCGGTCGCCAAGCAGACGTGCTAGACGCGATCGCGGACAAGACGGGCCTAGCGTGGCGAGAAGCCGGGCTGGCGTGGGACGCCGGTTGTTACCTCGTCCGGTTCCCGTCCGATGCTGCGGCCGTTGAACAATGGCACGCGGAAGAATCCCGCGCCATGTTGATGCAGGGACGGCGCAGGCTCTACCTAGCGCCGCAAGTGGGTGTGGTGTGACGGCGCGCACCACGGCATGGGACCGCGCGCCCCCGCAAACTTTCTGAGTATCTTTAGCGCCCCTAGCGCGACGGCCAGATAGTCGCGCCCCATTGCCCCGCCCAGGGCGCGCGCCGCAATTCCGCGGCGCAATCGGGCACCCAATAACAACATGCACGCCGCAACGATCATCGCGTGGCACCACGATGGCGCCGCCTTTTGCAACGACTGCAAGCCATCGCAGGGCCGATCGCATGACGAGCCATCGCCCGTGTTCGCGGATGCCGCAGCGGAGGAATCCGGCGCTACGTGCGACGCTTGCGGCGCGTGCTTCGTCGATGGCGAATGGCTTTCGCACGATGGCGCTACCGGCCCATCGGTGCGGTGGTCTCGTTGCAGCTACTGCAACGCTCAATACCCTCACGCCAACAGCTACCGTGATGTGCGAATTGATTGTGCCCTAGGTAGGCATCGGTGCGGATCCTGCGGCAAGCGCGGCACGACTAGATTCTAACCGCCCCGGCGAGCGCATCGCCATCACTGCCGCACCATCCGGTTTCCCGATGGTCCCGCCGCGCACGGGCAAACCGCGCAACGATACCAGCATGGCAACATCCAACGATTTCCCCGCGCCCTACTTCGCCGCGCACGCTCAAGTGAAAGCCGCCATAGGTCGCGTACGCGACCGTCGCGCCGTCCTTGCCGCGCGCATTGCCACCGAACTAGCCGCCTACTTTGACGCGACGGGGGCCACGTCGCTGGACGTGGGCGGCGTACCCGTGGCCCGCGTCACTGTATCCGCGTCGTGCTCCGATGGGGCAGCCGCTACTGTCGGGCGAGAGACGGCCATCGTCATCGGCGGGCGGGCGCTACTCCTGCCCGTTGACTGTGGATTCTTTGACGGGCACAACATGCAACACCAACGCGGCCCGACCGCCTACAAACAAGCCGTTCTCTATGATGCGACGGTGGCCGAGACTGTAGACCTAGCGCGGGCGCTGCCGGACGCGATCGCGTCCGCATTGGCTGGCTACCATGCCATCGCCACGGCCGACGCCGCAAGGATCGACGCCGAGCTCGCCTAACCGTCCCGCCGGGTGGCGTCCGAACCCGGCATCCATAGCTCACCGCGCGGAGTGTCAAGCGCGCGGCGATTCCCGACGATACCGGGCCACGTTACAAGATGAACGACAACGATCCATGCTCGCTCTACGCGGGCGTTCTCGCCCTCGACACGCCGCAGACTCACCAACGCTGGACCGCCAGCAAAAACATCAACTGGCACGGCAAGCAAGCCGCTATCACCGTCGCTCTGCGGTTCGACGATAGCTGCAGGAACGGGCACCAGACGTTCTCGGCAACGGCAAGTATTCGCGTCAAAGGCGCACACGACGATGACACGGGCGGCTGCATTCACGGCGAGATCGCCGAGCACTTCCCGCGCCTTGCGCCGCTGCTTCAGTGGCACCTTTGTTCGACCGATGGCCCGAGTCACTACGCCGCTAACACGGTCTTTCACGCCAGCAATCGCGACCATTGGGGGCTGCTCAAGGGCGAGCGTCGGCAGCTTCGCAACGGGCGAACTGGCCTACCTTGCTGGCAGTTGAAGGGGGACGACGGCACGAACTTCGGCGCGGACCTCCCTGGCCGCCATGAGTCTTGCGACGCAGCGGAGCGACCGGAAGGCACCTTCACCCTTCGATGGTTCCCGTGGCACACGATCGGGGAAGGCAAGGAACGCAACCTTGCCGCCGCACGCAATGCCGCAGTGTGGCCGGAAGCCACCGACGAAGATCTATGCGCCGATCCGACAGTGTTGCGCGAGCAGCTCGCCGCACGCTTGCCCGCCTTGCTCGCGCGGTTTCGCGCCGCGATGGAATCGTGTGGCTTCCAATGGGTGACGCCATGAGCCGCCCGCCCTTGGTAGGCGGCGGCCAAGGCCGCAGCTCGCGCGAAGTGCGCGAGAGTGCGTCTGCGGTGTTCTGGACTCTCTGCGCTATCGGTGCGGTGCTGGCGTGCGTGATTGCTCGCGGGTGCGCAACGTGACCCCCTCGCTCGAATTGGACGAGAAGGCTGCGGTGGCGCTTGGCTGGGTAGCGCCTATTTCCAAGCGCGGCAAGACGATCCAGCAGGCGCTAGCCAACCTCGTATTGGTTGTGAGTGAGGCCATCCAATGACCGACGCCCAACGAACCCTCCTCCGCGCCTTGTTGGCTAGGGGGCTTCTCTTTCCGGAGGCGCGCGAACTGGCGCTCCTGCTTCTCTCGATCGCGCAAAGGCGCAACGGTTACACAAATGCAAAGTAATTTTCTGGAAGCCAGCCGCCGAGTGCTGGCATTCGCCGCCGAAGGGCGGCTCGTGCAGCACGAATGGAACGGCACAATGGACGGGCGCAGAGTCGCCTGTTGGCTCGGCGCCGCAGCAGGCATCAACGACGCCGCGAATTGTCCAGCGTGGCTGATGCCGGAGTGGCTAGCGCACGTCGTGGTCGGTCTATTCGACGGCCAGACGCCAGCCGCCGCGTTGGCGTGGGGGAAGCGCCTAGGGGCGCAACTGTCACACCCGCGATGGGGTGAGGTGGTGAACGATGGCACGCTGCGAAGTGAGTGGCTAGTCGGCACCGTGGAGCGAGCGGCGGAGAATGCGCGGGCCGTGTGTGAGGGCGCGAGCTATTGGCCCGCCGTGGCAGCGGCGTGCGCCCAAGTGGTTGCCGCGCTGCGAGGCGATGGCGACCTGCACGCGGCGGCCAACGCGGCCAACGCGGCCTACGCGGCGGCCAACGCGGCCTACGCGGCGGCCTACGCGGCGGCCTACGCGTCCAACGCGGCGGCCTACGCGGCGGCCAAAGCGGCCTACGCGGCGGCCAACGCGTCCAACGCGGCGGCCTACGCGGCGGCCAACGCGGCCAACGCGGCGGCCTACGCGGCGGCCAACGCGGCCAACGCGGCCAACGCGTCCTACGCGGCCAACGCGGCCTACGCGTCCAACGCAACCGCCCTATGCGACCTGATTGAAAATAGGCTGGTGGCGTCGTGAATCACCACCTGCAAGAGGCATGCGACTTTGTTGTCTCGGACGGGCGCAAGGAATTGCCGTTTCGCGGCTGGCTTCTCGGCACGGCGACGAGTCGCGACGGCACCGACGACAAAGCCGAGTGGTATACGGCGCTGGATCTCTACCGCACGAGCGAGGGCCGCTTCGTTGCGCAGCGCACGACGTCACGGCCCGACAAGCTGCGCACCAAGTTCGCCGTGTTCTCCAATCGGCAAGACACAATGGAATGGCTCGGCTTTGGCGCGTTGTCGCTTGCGCTCTACGAAAGCGCGGGGTGGCGGGTGTGACCGTCGCCGCGCTCTACGTCGACTGCAAGCACGGCCCGTATCCGCGCATCCCCGGCGTCGATTGCTGGGGCGAGGAACGTGATGCAACGCAGTACGCTGGGCCTTGGCCGGTGATTGCTCACCCGCCGTGTGGCCATTGGGGCCGGTACCATCAGAGGTGCAAAGACGACGGCCACACCGGCCCAATCGCGGTTGCTCAGGTGCGGCGGTGGGGCGGAGTGCTTGAGTCGCCTCGCGACAGCAAGTTGTGGGCGCATTGCGGACTGCCCAAGCCAGGAGAGAAAGCCGACGCATTTGGCGGCTACTCGATTGAGGTGCGGCAGATCGATTGGGGCCACCGCGCCGAGAAACGCACGTGGCTCTACGTCGTGGGTTGCGACCTGCCGCTGATGCCGCCGAGAATGCCCGCCCCACCGCCGCCGCCGTTGCTGCGCACCGGGCGCCAAGTGCGGGGCTGGTGTGAGATGCTATCGAAGGTGCAGCGGCGGCTCACCCCGCCCGCGTTCGCCGAGTGGCTTGTGCTCGCGGCCAGCCGCGCCTACCGTCCGTGACCTCGGAGTCACTTTGCGGCTAAGGTCGATGCCGCAGCGGCCACGACGATTGCGCCATAGGTCGCTGTATCGATGATCCAGCGCGACGCATGCCAGGAGTCGATCCCGGCGCGATCGTCGATCTGGCGAGGCGCTAGGGCCGCTAATGAGGCTCTCCCTGGTGACGCCCTCACGAGTCCCCCTCGGGATCGGCCCGCCTGGTTCGGCGCTGGCTCGCCCAATCGAACGACAGCAACGCGCCACCCGCTTCGCGTATCCGGTCCACAACTGGCTCCGTCAGGTAGGCACACAACTTCTCGCGGTTGAGGTTGCTGATGAGGATGGTCGGCTTGAGGTGCCGGTAGCGAATGTCCATCAGGCGGAAAAACTGCGCGCTCTCGTAGTTGGTGTCGAGGGTGCGCCCTACCTCGTCGATCACGAGCAGGTCGACGGTGGATAGCTGGTTGACGACCTGAGCCTCCGTCTCGGCAGAGCTGCGGTGGTAGGTGTCCTTGATTCGCGAGAGTGCATCCATGACGGTCGTGTACCACGCGGTCCCGCCCTTCTCGGAGATGTGAGCCAGCATCCCGCATGCCAGGTGTGTTTTGCCAGTTCCTGGGGCACCGAAGAAGGCTGCTGACCGACCGCTCTCGATGGCGAGAGCGAAGGCGTTGCAGTAGTCGCTAGCCCAGTGCCAGACGTGCCCTTGCTGCGGGATGCCGTGCTGCCAGTTCCACACGGTGGACTTGTGAAAGCGTTCGGGGATGTTGCAGTCGCGCATGCGGTTGGCGTGGGCGCGATCCCGTGCCTCCTGGGACTTGGCCGGGTTGGTCTTGTCCTGCTCGGCTTGGATCGCCGCGTCGCAAGTCGGGCACTTGCTCCAGAACGGCTTGCACATGGGGGCGTGGGACGCTGGCTGCATCGACCACTGGACTTGCTCGAAAGCCCCGTGGTCTGCACAGGTGCCCTCTCGGCGGTCGGTGATGACGTGCTGCCTGAGAATCGCTTCGATGGGTTCGTTCATGGGTTACTCACGGGAAAGCCGTACTCGTCGATCTGGCCTTTGGTGGCGTAGTTTTCGGGGGAGTAGTCTTGCGCCCAGATGCCGGTGCGCTTGGTATCGTCCTTGCGGGGCACGATCTCGTCATTCCAGCCCTCGTTTTTGAGCCACCGTTGCCCGTCCTTCTGGAATTGGGGATCGTCAGTATGAGCGGCCCGGTACTTCTTTGCGGCGGCGATGACCTCGGCGGCTAGTTCAGGATTCGGCTTGAGCTTGGTCCAACTGGCCAGCGATTCCCGGCGCGAGCCCTTCTTGCCGTAGGCGTCCCAGAACTCCAAGAAGTCCGGCGGTAACTCGGGAGGCTTGGAAGGCGGGATCTCCCCTTGCATCCCCTCTCCAGAGTACGGAGACGTAGATGTAGATGTAGATGTAGATGTAGAAGGTACTCCGCTTACGCGGCTTATGTTGCTTACGCCTGCTGACGCTTGCTTACTATTGCTTACGCCGCGCTGACGATTCCGCCACGTCTTTTGAGCCTCCCGGTTCTGCTCTCTCCGCTCGATTTCGTTCTTGATTCCGTTGTACTTCGCCCATGTCGGGATCGAGTACAGGAACTCACCTTCCTTGACTAACCTGCGTCCATCACACTCCTTAGATCGACTGCGCGGATCGGGCTCGCAGAGCTTGACGATCGCATCCTCGACGTCCTGGACGGGACAGCCGAAGATCGTGGCCATGATGATCGGGTTCAACTCGACGAACCCCGGCGGCTTCGCGGAGGCGATGCAGTAGTTCCAGACCCCGAAGACGTTGAGCCCCGCTCCGACCATCGATCCGGTGTAGAGTGACTCGAAAGTTTTGCCGTAAGCCATTGGTTGCTTACTGTAAGCTGGCGTAAGCGGAGGTCAACATCCACGCTTGACCGTCAAGGGGGCCAGCCCTACAAAGCGTGACCGCCATGAACTCAGACTCCAGCGCCCCATCCTCTTTGCCGCACCCACTACCTCGCAGCGTCACCCCGTCCCGCGACATCGACGACGCACTGGACGCGGCTGGCGTGCCCCACACCGACCGGCGAGGAAGCCTGACGGCGGCACAGCGGATCGATTGGTTGGCTTTGGCTCAGGAGCGGGCCACCCACGAGGCCGATCGCGCTGCCACTATCGTGTTGGCCCTCGAAATCAAAGACCTCAGAAAAGTCGTGAGGGAGCTGCGCGCGGAGCGAGATGGAAGCGGATTGATGAAGCGCCCCCGCGAGGCAGTGGGCGTAGCCGAGGCAGCGGAAGCCAAGCTCCTCGCCATCGAGGCGATCCTTCACCCGCCGACGTGAATCTCGATCGCGCGGCTGACAACGTGCCCCGCAGCGTTCGCACCGGGGATCGCCACCAACAGTTGCAGGTAGACCGACGTGCCAGCCATGCCGGTGACGGTGTGGCCCGAAGCAGGTACCCACAACGTTGGAGTTGGCCCGTGCCTCTCGTGTGCTCTAGGACTTCGTGTTGTCACCGGAGAGCCTCCCGCAGGAAGACCGGCCACAGCACGGCGCGCACCACCGCGTCCAACAACAACCCGAACCCGCCGGTCGAGCTACGGTGGCCGCTGCCGAGCACGTGGAACGTGTGAGTCACCGCGAAGGTCACGCCGGTGGTAACGTAGAAGACAGAGAGAGGGACGAGGAGATTCACGCGAGCACCTGCCTGCCCTGCATGATGACCGACAACAGCCATGCCACCACTGCCACGGTCGCAACAACCTTGAAGCAATCTTCGTCGGTGAGGGGTTCATTTTCCATGGGTTCAGGCTCCTACGTGAATCTCGATCGCTCGCGACACAACGTGCCCCGCCGCGTTCGCCGAGGGGATCGCCACGAGCAGTTGCAGGTAGACCGACGTGCCCGCCATGCCCACCGCAGGCGTCCAGCGCAACGTCATCACGCCCGTGGTCGCGTTCCAGGTTAGGAGCGACCCCGGCACGTTGGGCAGTAGCACGAAGTCGGGGTGGACCGACAAGGCACAACCAGGCATGCCACCCAGCGCGATCGGCGTCGTCAGCGGGCGCAGCGAGGCGAGCACTGAGGCCGCGTAGGGCGCGGCTGGTGAGGTGACGCCGAGCGTCCATGTGATTTCGGTTTGGCGACCCACGCGAGGCTCGTGCCGAGCAGGCCACGCGACCGGCGTCGCGCCAGCCCACACGCAGCTAGAGCCGTTGATTGCGCGCACCACGCCGCGCTCGGGAGGCGTCGGAACCGCGTAGGCGAACAGGTCGCGGAGGATCGATGGCGCGAGAGCCTCCTCGACGGTCGTGGCCACAGCGGCGCTCCACGGCATCGGCGCGGGGGCGGCGAGCGGGGGCTGGGCGCAGGCGAGCAACAGGATGGGCAGGAGTCTAACCATTGGATGATCCACCGTTCGAGACAGTCTCCTCTCGGCACGCGGCCTCAAACAGCATCTGCTGCGCCTCATGCGCCGCGCGCACGGCTGCTTCGACCGCGATGCCTTCGACTCGGTAGAGCGATGGAGGGTCATAGACGCGCTCACCGGCCTTCTGCTTCTCCTCGCGCTCGGCCATCGCATGCGCGTAGAGAGGGTTTTTCAGCATGTCGAGAACGACTTGCAGCAGCCTGCGAGTCGCGACGTTTAGGTCTGAGTTCATTTGACCTCGCAGTGCAGCGCGTAAGCAACAGCCAGAGCGGCGCGTTCGTGCGCCCTGACTCCGTGCAACGGTCCATTCTTCTTCGCGTCGGCGGCACCGCCATGCAGCAGCAGCAGCGCAGCCCACGCAGTCGCGTCGTTGCGTACCACAACTTCGCCATGGGTTGCGGCGGTGAGTGCCTTCTTGACGTCGAGTCGAGTCCGCTCCTCACACCTCCTGCCAAGCCGCTCGATCAGCCGCCCAGCGATCCAGGCGCACTCAACGACCTGGGGTCGAGTAGGCCCGTGAGCGACCGGCCTCTCGATCACGATGCGATCACATGCATCGGCGAGGGACGCCGCGATCAGCGGCAGCAGGTAGGTAGCGAACTGCCCGCTCTGCTCCACTCGTCGCGACAGCGTGTTGTAGACAGCCCAGCCCGTGGTTTCGCCAGGGTCGACGCCGAGGATGGTGCTCACTCGTCATCCCCGCCTTCCGAGGTATTCACTTGACACCCCACGCAGCCAGGCGCAAGTAGATCGCTTGTCGGCTCACGCCGAGCTGCCTCGCCGCCTCGGTGACGCCGTAGGTGGTGGCCAGCCGCTGCACCTCTTTGCGGTTCTCCAGCGGTGGCGCACTCACGATACCGGCGCGGAAGAGATGCTTCTGCACCGTGCGCAAGCTCAGGCCGTAGTGTCTGGCGATGCGCGCGGGAGACCACTTGAAGCCCGCTGCGCGCACGACCAGCTTGTGGTTGTCGATGCCGTCGCGGCGTTTCTTTCTTTGCTTGACCATGCCTTGTCTGTAGGTGTCAAGGAGAGCGCTGTCAAGCCACGGCACAATTCGCAAAAATAACTGGACGCGCGCTTGACACGTCGATGGCGAACGCATAAGACCTGCCCCATGAACCGATCCACTGAGTCTGCCTTCTGGAACCTCTCGGCTGCTGAAAAGGCGGCCCTCTCCGACGACGACATGCGCGGCGTCTGCAAGCTGGCGCTGATGGAGGCTGGCGTACTGGACCCCATCAAGCCCGTGCTGCTGCCAACAGATCCGCCAGAGCTTCAAACCGAAGCTCGCTACGTCCCGACCCACAAGGGCTACAGCGCGATTGGCATCGCGTTCCTGACTGAGGAGGCTGCGGCCAAGTTCGTCGCCTTAGACCCCCTCCAGATTGACAAGGACTATCGCACCGACACAGAGTCAACGAAGCCAACCGAGGGGCTCGCGTTCGAGTGCCGCATGGTGCCGACGCAAGCGAGCGTCGAGACTCGTCGCGCATCACTGGAGACCGCCAAGTCAAACTCGAAAGCGAACGATGCGGCACAGAGCGCGTTCGCTGAGGCCCGCAAGAAGGCTGACAAGATCACGGACAGATTGTGGACTGCCCGCAACGAAGCGTTGACGCGAGTGCATTACCTGGAAGGCATCAAGAAGACCTTCGCTGACTACTACGAGCTGGCCTATTGCGACGAGACCGTGGCGCGTGGGTTTCTCGCGAAGGTCTACTCGCAGTCGGACATCATCGAGGCCATTGGCGAGGGGACGATGCGCTCGCCGACGACGGTTGACTTGGGGGCATCGTCGTGACCGCCAAGTCCAAGATCGAAGCGGATGAAGTTTACGCCAGCGACGGGATCGCCACCGTCGATGGTGTCCGTGTGGCCTACACAGTCGGCGGCTCGCGGCCAGAACCCGACGTGGGCTGGACCGGCGGCGTTGAGATCGACTTCGATGCAAACCAATGCATCCTCTACGACCTCGCCGCGTGGGAGTCTGCGCACCCCGGCATCGAGCCCACTAGAGCCGCGATGGTGGCTTTGATCGAAGGCGCAACGGACGACATTATCGCGCACGCGACCGACGACGCCGCCGAGCAGGCATTCGACGCGCCCGATCGCGACGATGGAGACTACTGATGGACACCTCTAGTCTGATTACTGAGGCGCGAACGATCTACGCGCGACTTGGCAACCTAGTCATCCAACTCGAAGGGGAGCTTGCGGATCGAAAGAACAACTTCTCGGAGACCTACCATCTGACGGGTGCCATGGGTTACGCGAGGGCTGCCGCAACCCTGTTCACTTTCGGTGTCAATAGCCACCTGGACTGCTTCGCCAGCTTGTCGAAGAAGGAACCACAATGAGCTACCTCGCCGAGACCCAAGTGCAGGCGTTCATGTGGGCCGAAGAGACATGGAGGCAAGCCATGTTGTGCTCGGATCACGCAACCGTTCCGTGGCAGACGGCTGACATCGACCGCGTCTGCGTCGCGTGGACAAGCAGCACAGAATGGGCGACGGAAGACAGCAGCGCGTGCATCGTCAAGTTGAAGAACGGCAACTACGGGACCGCGATCGAGAGTGAGGACTACACCGGGCACGGTTGACAATGCTCCGGTGACGGTGGCGAGTTCGCCACCTACGACGAAGCCCTTCGACTCGGTATCGACGACCACATCCGAGGCTACATCAAGGAAGCGCACGGAACCACTGAACCAGCCTGGAGCGAGCCACAATAGCCGACCATCATGGGTTGGTCTCGGCCAGTACCCGAGCCCCCAATCCATCGGAACCGCCCAACGTCGGGGCGGACAACGCCTAAGCCTTCTGGTTACGGCGGACGTGACAGCCGGAGAGACGGCACTCTTACTCACCATGACCACCACCACAACCGAAGACCGATTCAGCGGAATCGGCGGCAGCGAAGTCGCTGCGATCATGGGGCTGTCCCCGTTCTCGACCCCTCTTGACGTCTGGCGCTCGAAGGTACTCAAGCAAGATGACAAGCAAGAGACACCAGCGATGCGCGCGGGCAAGCGGTTTGAGGCCCCGGTCATCGCGGCCTACGCCAAGACGCTGCCCGAGGGCTCCAAGGTGTGGTCGCTTGAGACGCTGCGCAAGGGCTACCGTCGCGCCAACGTTGATGCGATGGCCGAGGTTGGTGGCTGGAAGCGCATCGTTGAAGCCAAGGCGACAACGATGGGCAGCGAGTGGGGCGAGAGCGGTACTGACACCGTGCCTCTCTACTACGACTGCCAAGGGACGTGGTATATGGACATGCACGAGGTGGATCAGGCCGACTACCCTGTGCTCGTGTGGCCGCACAGCACCGGCATGCGCGACCTGATGGGGCTGACGCCAGCCGAGATCGTGGAAGCCATCGGCCTCCGCGTGCTGTCGGTCGCTTACAGCCCAACTCTGGCGAAGACGATCCGCGACAAGGTGGATGAGTTCTGGCAGCAGCACGTGCTCGGCGAGACCCCTCCGAAGCCTGTGGACCTCGCCGATGCTCGCCGCCTCGTGTGGAGTGCGAAGGGCCAGACGACGCCGTTGACGGCAGAGATCGTCGGGCGGTTGCTGATGCGCGCCGAAGTGAAAAAGGCCATCAAGGAGCTTGAGGCACAAGTCGAAGCACACGACTTCGCGCTGCACGAAGCTATCGGCGCGAACGAGATCGTCGTCGACGAGGAGGGCAAGCCCGTGGTCACCCTCAAAACCATTGCCCGCGCTGGCTACACCGTCGCACCAGCCAGTTTTCGCCAGATGCACGTCACCAAGGCGTGGAAGGACAAGAATCCATGAGCCAGCTACCAGAAACCGTCTCGTCTCCCGTCCGCGCCTTGCAGCCGCGCAAGATGCTCACCGACTTCGCTACAATCGCGGAGGCGATGCAGTTCGCGGAGATGGTCAAGAACGCCTCCGGCATGATTCCGAAGAACTGCCTTGGCAACCCTGGGATGATCCTCGCGACGATCATGGCGGGTCAAGAGCTTGGCATCAGTCCGATGGCGAGCTTCCGCGCCTTCCACATCGTTGAAGGCCACGTCGTCGCTAGCTACCACTTCTGGGTCGCTCGGTTGCGATCTGCTGGCTACAAGGTGTCGTTCCCGGTGAGCGGACCCGAGAAGGTGGTGTGCCGCCTGGTTAACCCAGAGGGTGAGTCTCACGAAGAGCCATGGGACAAGCAGCGCGCGATGACCGCCGGGCTGTGGAACGGCAAGGACAACTGGCGCAAGTATCCCGAGACGATGTTGACCGCTCGCGCAGTGACAAGCGCAGGGCGAAAGTTCGCCGCCGAAGTGATGTTCGGCTGCTACGAGACCTCGGAGATGGACGAGATCATCAAGGATGCCGAGATGTCGGGCTTGCCCTCGCTGCCGCCAACAGGCACCGCAAGCGAGAAGGTTGCCGCCATCGTCGGCGCGGCGGTCGACGAGACCGCAATCAAGATCGAAACCATGGCGAAGGACTGCGCAGCCAAGGCCAAGGCTCTCGGCCTGACCCGCGACAACGTGTTCGCCTTGATGGCTGCGAACAACTTGCCGCAAGGACGCATCAGCGACCTGTCGATCGCCAACCTCGAAGTGCTGTCGACGGCTCTCGACAAGGAGAAGGCGGTGGTCGACGCGATGGTTGGAGAGCCGGGATCCAACCCGTGACCAATCGCATCGAACGCAAACCGGAGGCGACCGCTCCGTTCAAGTTCAACACTTGCGACAAGTGCGGGCACGACAACATCGCCGTTGAGCGCGCGGCGAAGTGCTCGCTGTGCGGCTCAGTGCTCGACGACTGCCGCTTCTCCTTCCACGGCGTGGGCAGCCCATCGCCGCACGCTAAGCGACCCTACATCTACCCATGACCATGACGAAAGAACAATCTCTTCCCCTCCTCACGCTCTGCACCAAGCTAGCGGCGAAGCCGTTCGGTGAGTTTTCCGAGCTGGTTCGCCGCTGCCTCAACATCCTCAGTCATGACGGCGAGGACGTGGAAGCGCGCGGCATTCGACTCTACGCCAAGGTGATGGCGATGCCCAAAGGCGACCGCGACGCCGTTGTCGAGGCCCTTGTCGAGATCCTCGCCACCGAGTGTGAGGCCGTCATCCTCGCCGCCGAGTCAACCCCCTCCAGTAGCCCGACCCCCTGACCGGGGGAGGCTGCTCGTTCTTTGTGTGCGCTGGCCCGTGCGGGTCGGGCTTGGTCCCGCACGGGCCACTTTCTCCAATGCTGACTCTTCAACTTCCGTGGCCGTCGAAGCTCCTCTCGCCAAACAAGCGCGGCCATTGGGGCCAGAAAAGCGAAGCGATTGCCATGTACCGAATGGCTTGCGCCAGCATCGCAAGTCGTGCCTGGACTCCCTTCCTGTTCCCGTTCGACGCCAAGCTCGCGATCACCTACTGGTTCTTCCCGCCAGACAATCGTCGGTATGCCCTCGACAACTTGCACGCGCGCATGAAGTCTGGCCAAGATGGAATCGCTGACGGCCTTCGCTTCGACGACAAGATCATTCGCCGCGTGACGTGTGAGTTTGGCGAGGTGCTCCCGAAGGATGGCCAAGTCAACGTGACTTTGCGAGCCGATCGCGTCTTCCTCTGCGAATGATCCCCTACCCGCGCCCGGCTGTGCCGCTCGACACCTGCCGATGGTGTGGCTCTGGCAAGCTCGCGCGCAACAACCTCAACATCCTCGAATGCCCAGCATGCTGGGCGATAACCCACGAACAACCAGGAGAGAACCCGATGGACTCGACCATGACATTGGCTCAGAAGATGCGCTCACTTCCCGAACCTGACAAGCTAGCGTGCTTCACCGCGATTTCCCCAGCGCACGCGCGGGCTTATTGGCGACAGAAGGCGATGGCAAGGAAGGCAACTGATGGACCCATTCGCAGGCGTCGGCATGTGCTCGGCGGCGTGGAGGCAGTTGCCGTGAACGACACTGCCAAGTGCCAGGGGCGCATCCACCTCGAAGTCTGCGACCGTCGCGACAGGTGCTATCGCTTCACAGCGCGCAACGTCGAGCGGCAGACGTGGACGCTCCCGATCATGGTGGGGAGCCTCTGCGACATCTACATCGAGGCGTGCGCGATCGATCCATTCGCGTCTTGCACCTGCTCGCGCGGGACAAACGGCTGCAAACTGAATCACGAGGACTGACTTATGGGCTACCTACACATCGACAATCTGTACAAAGACCGGACGATCCTCCTCTTTCGCGAGTGCTACGCGCTCGAAAAGGTCCACGGCACTTCGGCGCACATCGGCTACAGCCAAGAACGAGGGCTCTACTTATTCAGTGGTGGCTCTGAGCACCACGTTTTCACCGCGCTGTTCGATCTCGACGCGATGAAGTCGAGGCTTGCCGAGATGGCTCCTGTTGGAGGGATCGCGATCTACGGCGAAGCCTACGGCGGCAAGATGCAGCGCATGGGCCACGCCTACGGGAATGAGCTTCGCTTCATCGCGTTCGACGTGAAGAAGGGCGATCGGTGGTTCCAGGTCGAACAAGCGGCGGGATGTGTCGCGGCCCTTGGCCTGGAGTTCGTTCCGTTCGAGAGGACGAGCACGGATCTTGCCTCTCTCGATCTGCTGCGCGATATGCCGAGCGATGTCGCCAAGCGGCGCGGCATCACCGAGGACAAGCACCGCGAGGGAGTGGTGCTGCGACCGCTGCAAGAGTTCGCGACGAGCAATGGCGGACGCATCATCGCGAAGCACAAGGGCGATGCGTTCTCGGAGCGTAGAAACACGCCGAAGGTAGGCGACCCCGACAAGATCAAGATCCTGGCTGATGCTGCTGCGATCTCAGGCGAGTGGGTCACGCCGATGCGGCTACAACACATCCTTGGGCGCGGAACCATCGCGCTCGACACAGCCAACATCCCTGACTTCATCACGGCCATGGTCGAAGACGTGGAGCGAGAGGCTCTCGGCGAAATCGTTGTGAGCAAGGAGGCTCGCCGCGCGATCGGCACCGCCACAGCCATTCTGGTGAAGGAGGCTCTGGCGGCGAGGCTCATCTCGGAGGCTCACCCGTGACCAGCACCAGCACCCGCCAGGCGTGGAACGAGCCCCAACTGCGCGCGTGGATCGCCGAGGGCCACAGCGTCCCTTGGATCGCGAAAGAGCTGGCCGCGAGCGAGGAAGAGTGCAAGACGCTGCGCGCCGCCGCGAAGGAGTGCGCTAACGACCTCGAAGCGGATCTGGCGAACCGCTTCTTCGGGACTCTCGATTACCCCTCGCAGCTAGCCAAGTGGAACGCCGAAATGACCCCGATGCGGCGCGTGCGCGAACTGCTCGGCGAGTCGAGGCTACCTGACGGCTTCCGTCTTGACAGCGATTGGCGGCTGCGCGCGAAAGACCAAGAGGTGAAGCCATGAAACTTGACATCGAGATCGACGAAGTCGATCTTCGCAAGAAGGTCC